CAATTCCTAGACTAAAAGAAATATATGGAGAATTAAATGTTTGAGTACAAAGAAGAAGAAAAGTTTCATATTGAGGTGGATCAAGTAAACCATCCCCTTCACTATACAAGCGACCCCTCTGGAGTTGAGTGTATTCAGATTACACGTCATAGAAACTTTAACATTGGAAATGCTTTTAAGTATTTGTGGAGAGCGGGTATAAAAGATGACAAAAGACAAATTGAAGATCTGCAAAAAGCAATATTTTATATTAATGATGAAATTAATAGGTTAGAGGGAAAATAATGCCAACGTATGAATACACCTGTATTGAGTGTGACAAAACTATAGAAAAGCCAAATGTAAAAGTAGACGATAGAGATCATCAACAATGTGAGTCCTGTGGAAATGTATTAACAAGAAGCTGGACGCTTGGTAATGTTTCTGTATGGGCTCCAACCGCTGGTGGCTACAGATAAATGGCTAAAAAACGCACACAGATTAAATATAATCCACTTTGGGATGTAAAGCTTGAGTATACCCATGGAAAAGATTTAATCGTCCCAGGGACATTAGTTAAAATAAAGAATGTTCGTGGAGAATTTAAATTTGAAAAGTATGTAAAAAACATTGAATCTGGCATGGAGTGGATTGATGTTATTGGCAATACTGGGTATAGATCCTTTTATTTGCACGACTTTAAGGGTATAATTAAACCTAAGAAGAAAAAGGTTGTGAAATAATGTCAGAGATAGAACTAGCAGACAGATGGGAAAAAATCAATTCTGTTGTTGCGGAATTTCTAAAAGGCAATACAAACCCGTCACAAATTGCTAGTTCAACTGGCTATAAAAGAGCAGACGTTGTAGAGTATTTAAATGAGTGGAGATCTGTAATCCATAGTGATAGGCAGATTCAAATTAGAGCAAGAGAAGCCCTAAGCGGTGCTGATCAACATTATTCTATGCTTATTAAAGAAGCTTGGGCAGTTGTTGAAGAGGCAGATAGAACTGGACAGCTTCCACAAAAAACAGCAGCACTAAAGCTTATTGCAGATGTTCAGCAAAAACAAATGGACATGTTGCAAAAAGCTGGTGTCCTAGATAACAATGAGATGGCTGAAAAGATTATTGAAACTGAAGACAAGCAAAGAGTTGTTGTTGACATAATTCGTGATGTTGTTTCTAAGTGCACTCATTGTAAGCCTTTAGTTTTTTCAAAATTAAGTGACGTAAGCGGTCAAGCAGAGGAACTATAATGTTTGAAGACATGATGGATCTCCTTGCTGGAGACGAGTTTGACGAAAAACCAGTAATGATCGAAGAGTTTGTTGTTAGTGATCACTACCTTGGTCTTCCCCCTTTGTCTCAATACCAATACCAATCTATTCGTGCAATGAGTCAAATTTATAAAAAGACAACTCTTGTAAATCTTTATGGAGAAGAAGAGGCAAACAATAGATGGCAGCAAACTTGTAACGAAGTTATCTTACAGCTTGGCAAGGGCTCTGGTAAAGACTATATGTCCACAATTGCGGTGGCATACATGGTTTACCTTTTGTTATGTCTAAAAGATCCTGCAAGATACTATGGCAAACCATCTGGAGATGCTATTGATATCCTTAACATTGCTATTAACGCTGAACAAGCTAAAAACGTATTCTTTGAAAACTTCAAAAAACGTATCCTTGGTTCTCCTTGGTTCCAAGGTAAGTTTTCTCCAAAAGCATCCTCTATTGCGTTTGATAAGTCTATTACTTGCCACTCTGGTCACTCTGAAAGAGAATCTTGGGAAGGATACAACGTGCTATGCGTTATCCTTGATGAAATCTCAGGATTTGCTACAGAAAATAATACTGGTCACGACCAAGCAAAAACTGGATCAGCAATATATGATATGTATCGTGCATCAGTAGATTCTCGTTTCCCAGACTTTGGAAAGGTTGTTTTACTTTCTTTCCCTAGATATAAAAATGACTACATTCAACAAAAGTATAGCGAAGCCATTGCTAGTAAAAATGTACACATACGAGACTATAAGTTTAAGCTTGATGATATGGCAGACGATAGTGATCCAGATAATTTATTCTCTATCGAATGGGAAGAGGATGAGATTTTAGCTTACAGGTACCCAAAGGTTTTTGCACTAAAGCGTCCAACCTGGGAAGTTAATCCAACAAGAAGTATAGAAGACTTTAAGTTGCAGTTCTACAAAAACCCAATTGATGCACTTTCTCGATTTGCTTGTATGCCTCCAGATGCACAAGACGCATTCTTTAGATCAAAAGAAAAAATTGAATCGTGCTTTAGACTACCATCAAATGCGGTAGATGAGGTTGGAAGATTTGCAGAGTGGTTCCAGCCAGAAGAAAATAAAGAATACTTCATTCACGTTGACCTTGCACAAAAACATGACCATTGTGCAGTTGCTATGGCACACGTTGATAAATGGGTAAAGGTTTCTAGTTTTAATGATTATGATGTAGTGAATCCATTTGTGATTGTAGATGCAGTCAGATGGTGGACTCCAACTGCAGATAAAGCAGTAGAGTTTAAGGATGTAAAAAATTATATCTTAGAACTTCGTGCAAGAGGATTTAATATCCGTAAAGTAACTTTTGATAGATGGAACTCGTTTGACATCATGAATGAACTTAAGGGTCAAGGAATGAACTCTGAAACACTTTCTGTTGCAAAGAAACACTATGAAGACATGGCTATGATTATTGCAGAAGAAAGAGTAATTGGACCAGCAATTAAAATTCTTACAGATGAGCTATTGCAACTACGAATCATTCGTGATAAAGTAGATCACCCAAGAAAGGGATCTAAGGACTTGTCTGATGCTGTTTGTGGAGCAATTTATAATGCTATCTCAGGAACATCAAAACAAATTGGATTAAAAGAAATTGAAGTTCATACTTGGAAAGATCTTAGAAACGCAGTAGATGAAACTGCAAATGTAAAAGTAACTCAAGTTCCTAGAAGAAAACCAGAAGATATGCCAGATGATGTTTTAAGTTTCTTAAGTGGAATGGGGATAATTTAATGGATGATGAATTTGAAATTGAAGACGAAGACATCCAAGAAATTTTTATTTTTATGTTACAGAATGGATATATGGATCTAATTGGTTTAGATACTTTTGGGGAGCCACTGTATAGAATGACCCCTAAAATGGGCAGAGATTTTCCAGATTTATTTGATGCTCACCTATCAGCTACAAACGAGGTAATATTTAGTCTTTGGCAAAAAGGTTTGCTTGAAATGAATATGAATAACGAGGGGGAATGGGTTGTAGTTCCAACTTACAGCACATTTAATTATAAGGATATGAATGTTGATCTTGATCAGGAGGAGATCTTAATGTTGGAAGAAATTTCTAGAATTGAAATAGAAAAAAGGACAAACGGGTTATAATATAACTATGGCTGATAAAACATATAAACCAACTAGTGGCATGGCATCCGCTGCTAGACGTGCATTAAAATGGAAAAAAGAAGGAAAGCGTGGAGGAACCTCTGTAGGTTTAGCTCGTGCTAATCAATTAGCAAACATGGAAAATCTTTCTGAAAGTACCGTTGCAAGAATGTACTCTTTCTTTTCTCGTCATGAAGTAGACAAAAAAGCAACAGGTTTTAGTGCAGGTGAAGAAGGATATCCAAGTCCAGGAAGAGTAGCTTGGGATCTTTGGGGTGGGGATGCAGGTTTTTCTTGGTCAAGAGCAAAGTGGAACTCAATTAAAAATCAGAGAGAGAACAAGTCTGATACAATAGATAATACGGAGGCAGACGCAATGGAAAAAAAAGATTACTCTACTAAGCAACGCAGAGCAATGGCAGCAAGAGGTCAGGCAATGCCAGATGGCTCGTTTCCAATTGCAGATAGAGCAGACCTATCTAATGCAATTCAAGCAGTTGGTCGTGCGTCAAATTATGAAGCTGCAAAGCGTCATATTATTCGTAGAGCTCGTACTCTAGGTCTTATGGATATGCTTCCAGAAGATTGGACAGCAAGAATGTCCAAGTCGATGAATTATTCAGATTCACGCCTAATGAAATATATGTAATGATTTGCAGAATCTGTAAACAACATAAAAATACAGATGAGTTAGTAATAAACCATACAACCCCAGTTAAAGTTCACTATAAAGATATATGCAAGCCCTGCTCATCTGAAAAAAATAAAGTAGTATCTTCTTTAAAAAAAGTAAATCCGTATCCAGAACAAGATTATACATGCCCAATATGTAATAGATTATCAAATAAGTATTACTTAGATCATGATTGGGAAAGCAAATACTTTAGAGGTTGGTTGTGCAATGCTTGTAATGTTGCTCTAGGACTACTTAAAGATGATGTAAACATTTTAAAAAACGCTATAGATTATCTTGACAAAAACAGTTCTATAGTGTAACATAATACCTATAATTAAAAATTGGTAGAGTTGGGCAGGTGGTGAGCCCCTTTGACTGTAAATCAAACGCTTTGCTGTGTAGGTTCGATTCCTATCTCTACCACTCTTCTTCCTTAGCTCAACGGCAGAGCATTCGACTGTTAATCGAAGGGTTGTTGGTTCGAATCCATCAGGAAGAGCTTGGTGGGGAGGAGTTACTCCAATCGGATAGCTCCTCCCTGCCTCTTATAAAATGACACATGAGGAGAGTATAATGGAAGTAATGGAAACTGTAGAGCAAATAGAACGACAGTTAAAGATTGCAGACCGCTGCGATAGATGCGGTGCTCAGGCATTTGTGTTAGTAAAGGGTGTATCTGGAGAATTATATTTTTGTGGACACCACTATGCTGCAAATGAAAAAGCGTTAATTAAATTCTCTTATGAAGTTATAGATGAAAGAGATCATATAAATTCTCACTCTGCCTCTAGCGTATAAGAATAGTTCCCCCTCGTAGCTCAGTGGATAGAGCAATAGGTTTCTACCCTACAGGTCGGGAGTTCGAATCTCTCCGAGGGGACAAAATGATAGGAAAAAATGGAAAATATTTTTAACGAATACTTAGCTAAAAATGGAGGAAGCTCCTTTTCTCAAAACAATCAGGACCAACTAGTACTATCAATATTGGGAGAGTCTCCTGGATTTTTTGTAGAGTTCGGTGCTGATGATGGCATTGCTCTTAGTAATACATATACTCTGGAAAAAAACTTTAACTGGAATGGAATAGTTTGTGAGGCTTCTAAAGTGTCTCACGAAAAACTAATAAACAATAGAAAATGCCATATAGATTTTAACTGTGTCACTGATAAATCTGGTGACGTTGTAACCTTTATTGAAACTGGCAGTGGCTTATCCTCTATGGAAAAATATGCATATGATGATATGTGGGCAGACAAAAGAAAAGAAGGATATTCCTACGAAGTTCCAACAATATCACTATCAGACTTATTAGATAAATACAATGCTCCAGATGTTATAGATTACCTATCCATAGATACAGAAGGATCGGAACTAGATATTCTTTCGGCATATGACTTTTCTAGAACATTTAAAATTATTACTGTAGAGCATAACTATACAGAGAATAGAGAAAAAATTTATAATCTTTTAACTTCTAAGGGATATATAAGGATTTTGGAAGATCTTTCAAAGTGGGATGATTGGTATATTCATAAGTTAGCTGTACTTTTTGATTAAAATAAAATGTCTGATAAACTTATTAGATGTACAAAAAGTTAATAGCATCAGTATTTTCTGTGTTATTAATTTTTTCTCAAGCGGCACCAGCAAATGCCTCAGATTCCATTAGGTATAAAACAGAAAAAAATCAAACAATTAAAAAGGGAAAATGGACAACCATTAATTTTAATGGAAAAACCTCTATTCAGGGTAATGGAAAAAGATCTTTATTTTGTTATCAGGTAGTACTTAATACTAAGGGTAAGAAAAAACCAAAGTATGTAAAGGTAAGAATGGTAAGAGTTGGATCTGGAAAAAATAATGCAACCGCAACAAATACTTACTTTTTTACCTCAAAACCAGACAAAAAGTTTGTAGCCTCACAATGCTGGACTATTGTTACCAAGCACCCAGTAGTGCTTCAAGTAAGGATTTCTGGGGGAAGCTCAACCTATAAAACGGACATATCTCAATTTAAAATGTGGACTCCAAACGGGGATTATCCACAAGATTTTTCGGACTTTATTCCAGAAACAACTATTAACTAGTTTATGATGATATAATAAGTTTGGGATAAATCCCTAATTTATATGAAAAGAGTGATTCTAAATGGGTCTACCTATTAAAGGTGGTAAGGTTACAACACCTTACAAGAAGCTTGGAAAGATGTGGTCAAAGGGCTACCATACAGGAGTAGATTTTGCAGTTCCAACAGGAACTGATATCATTGCAGTTGCAGATGGTAAGATTGAAAACGCATCCTGGGGAAATAGCTACGGCACCCAACTGGTCCAGAAAGTTGAAGGTGGCTGGGTAATCTATGCACACCTTTCAAAGGCTCTAGTTAAGCCTGGAGCAACAGTAAAGAAGGGACAGCACATTGGTGAGTCTGGTAACACAGGCAACTCCTCTGGTCCGCACCTTCACTTTGAAATGAGAGACAACATTAGATGGAGTGCAGGTAAGGACATTGATCCTGCCAAGATTCTTGCATCTTAATTAGTTTGAAGCCCCTGACTTGATTTTGTCAGGGGTTTCTGCTATACTGTTACGCATGAGTGAATATGTATCATGGAAAGCTGGAGATCCAAAAATAAAACCAGCACCGCAAAAAATTCGTCCCAAGACATGGACGCAGTTAGATTTTGGAGCACAAGATTCTATTGTTCCAAAAACCACAGGAATTGCAAACTGGGCTTTTTACATTAATGTATCAGAGCTTGGTGGAGCAACCGATATTAAGGTTCGTTTTACTAGAGACATTGGAACTAAGGAAGCAGACTTCACAGGTCAAAGAATGCTTGATTTAAAGTTAGACAATATTCATAGTGGAACATGGTTCTTTAAAGCAAATAAAGGACAGCCAGTAGGTCTTGAAGTTTATCATTCAGGTAAAACAGACATGACAATTATTACTCGTGAATTAAAAATGTGGATCCCGTAAAGATGTTGACATTCGTTTGAATTTGTGATAACATATACAGTATATAAATAAATGATTTGTTTTAATAATCTCTAATGAGGATTTTAATGGATAAAGGATTTCAGTACGATTTTTTTACAGAAGAATGGTCACACGTTTGTGGTGCTTGTAAAACTGAGCTATATGCTCCAACTAAAAAACATATGGAAGGTAACTTCTGGATACACACACACTCAAATAACTGCCTTGGAGGATGGTAATGGGACCAGGAAAAGCATATAGGTTTGCTCAACACATAGCAAAAAGTCAGGACCCATGTATTGTTATAGTTAATAACAATGCTGACAAAAAAATGTTTAAAACAATGTTTGACACCTTAAAATATAATAAGGCAAAGATAGTTACTAGAGATATGGTATTTGATGTTAAAGACTATGAGGAACAATAATGAATAAGACAGAACTAGAAAATATAATTCATTATATGGATGAACAAATAATGACTATGGATGGATTTGAAGAAGCCTTTATTGGTTTTTCTAGAAGATGTGGTCAGCCAACCCTAGCAACATATTCTTTTGAAAAGATGCTACAAGTACTAATTGATCGTGACGGTATGGATGTGCAGGAAGCTGAAGAATATATATCTTATAATTGTGTAGGTGCTTGGATGGGCGAACTAACACCAATAGTTATGTATGAATGTGATGAATACTATGGATAAGAAAACACCAGCCAAAAGTTATTTTATTAAATCAACAGACGAGCTAACTGAGATTTTTGTAAAAGGTTTAAGAGCTTATGTTAAGAACCGATTGGGTGAAACCGAAATGCATATGGAAGATTTTGCAACCGAGGCAGCAAACTTTGCTGAATGTTTTTATGCTACAATGACAGCACTACCAAAGGATTAAAATGGATTTTAAATTAGAACATGAAGTTGATAAGGGTCCAGTAGTCCGTTGGATTGCAAATAAAGCTATGAATATTGCTGGAAAAATATCAAGAATGGCTCACCCCTATGCAGATATGTATACGGCAGTATGGGATGATTATGAAGATGAAGACAATCTTTCTGTGCCACACAATCAAATGGGAATTTTTGATAACTTAGAGCCACTTCCACAGTTTGAACGACTAACAGAAGATTTAATTTAATGTCAGATAATGAATATTTTTACAGAGATCAAATGCGTGAGCTACAAAATGTAAATGCATTTGTAAGAGTTAATACCTTAAGAAGTGTTTTAAATAAATTAGAATGGTTTAAAGAAAATGGTGGCAATCTAGAACACGCCATTGAGTTTATTAAATGTGAGCTAGGAAGTAAATGATGATACAGAAAATTCTAAGATATGCAGAGCATTTAGGTTTAGATAAAGAAGAGCTATTAGAAATGACAATGCTAGATGCAATGTTATTAATTGAACAAACAAAAGATATGTGGAAGGAAGTAAAACAAATTGGGTAAGCATCACGACAAAGTACTTAGAGCATTAGAAATTAGAAAAAATAATGTTCCACAAAGGGGTGGATACAATACACCTGGATCAATGAATAAAAAGAAAACGGGATACGCAAAACGTAAGTAATTTGACAAGCCAATGTTTGACATGTTAGTATGGAATAATGCGATTCAAAACCTTGGTTTTGATTCCCGTTATTGCGGTTCTTGCAGCATCTGTTGCATCCCTACCAGTAACCCAGAGTCAAATCAGTGCTAATGCACCGCAAAATGAAGCTATTGATAAGAATAAAATAAAAAATTCTATAAGGATAGCTGAAAAAGCAACAGAGATCAATGAAATCATTGATCAAAGGTCTAAAGAAAAAGTCTCTAGATCAAAAAACAGAGAGAAAGTCTCTGATTCAAATGTAGAAGCTAACAAAGCTTTTGCAAAATCCTACATGGAGTCAAAGTACTCTTGGGATAAAGACCAGTACTCCTGCCTAGTAAATCTATGGAATCGTGAAAGTGGGTGGAGGCATACTGCTGACAATCCAACTTCAAGTGCCTATGGTATTCCACAATCCTTGCCAGGAAGTAAGATGGCAAGTGCTGGGGCAGATTGGAGAACAAATCCAGAAACACAAATCAAATGGGGTCTAAAGTATATTAAACATAGATACGAGACTCCCTGTGGAGCATGGAATGCATTCAAGCAAAAGGGCTGGTATTAATTTACTAGTTTAGATATATGTCCTGAGCACAGACATTAAACTGCTCACCATCTGGGGTGGTAGCTTAGTTGGTTAAAGCCCTGAACTCATAATTCAGTAATCGTCAGTTCAAGTCTGACCCACCCTACTATTAACAACCTTATGACAATATGATAATATATATCTACAACTACAAACAAGGAATAAAATGCATACAGAACACTTAATGGAAGTAATGTTTGGACTAGAGCATGTAATTTCAGAATTCTTTTGGAATGCTGTTTTTGCTATCTTAGTCTTAAGTTTTTCTAAGGCAAGAGCACTAAGAAAAATTCATAAGTATATTGATGATGCCCATCGTTTGGAGCATGATAAATACTAAATCATACTATGTTGTAGTATAATTTAGTAAATGCCTCTTTAGCTCAGTGGTAGAGCAACGCTCTTGTAAAGCGTAGGTCATCCGTTCAAATCGGATAAGGGGCTCTAGGTGGCAGGAAGTCGTCCTTAGTGATGGTTGATAGTTACAGTTACGAGTCCAGAGAGACACGTTTGCCAGTGTGGGTAGACACAAGGTCTTCCTGTCACCGTTTATTTAAAAAGGAGAAAGTATGAATATCGAAGAGTTTAATGAATTAATTAGAGAAGGTACAACCATTGTAGATTTTTGGGCTGAATGGTGTGGACCATGCAAAATGATTGGTCCAGTACTGGAAGAAATTTCGGCAGAAGAGAACGTAAAGCTTCTTAAAATTAATGTAGATGAAAATAAAGAACTTTCTAGTTCCTTTAATCTAACAAGCATCCCAGTAATTATGCTATATGTTGATGGAGTAAAAACAAAAACAATTGTTGGTGCAAAACCAAAACCAGCACTAAAGAAAGCGTTATTTAATAATGTTTAAAAACAAGGACTTAAATGAGATGCTAGTGGAAGAACATCAGTATCGTGCAGTAATTACCTATTTACCAAATAAAAGTGGCTACAAGGCTTCTGTGCAGCGTAGAATAGCTATCAATGAGTGGACTAAGGTTAGTTGTGGTTTAAAGGGTATAGTCTTTAGTAGAAAAAAAGATGCTGAGTCAAAAGCCAGACAAAAAATAAAGGAACAAAAAAGTCTAGATAACAGAGAAAATAACGAAACTTCGTATATAATCTATGACGATTAAATGGTAAAATAGATATTATGGCTAATAAAAAGTTCCTCGTTCCTTTAGGTCTTGTATCATTAGCATCCGATCCAGCCTCTGGTACCGAAGGAGAGCTCTACTATAATAGTGTATCTGATGGTGTAAGACTTTATAAAAATGGAGCATGGACAGATTTAGCATCTACTGGAGCCCTTCCAAGTGGTGGATCAGTAGGTCAAATTCTTGCCAAGTCCAGCAACACCGATTATGCTGTTGAGTGGATTGAAAACTATGCAGACTACACTGAAACTGTTAAGCTTAAAGTTAAAAATGATGGAACAAGAGAATTATACAAAGGTCAGCCAGTACATGTAACTGGATCTGATGGAACAAATGTTTTAATTGGAAGATCAACAAATGCTACCGAAGCTGGGTCTAGTAAAACTCTTGGTATCCTTGCAGAAAACCTTGCAACAAACGGGCAAGGTTTTGTTATTATGGAGGGAAAACTTGGAACCTTAGATACTTCTACTGCAGGTGCAGTAGGAGATCCAGTATGGCTTGGCGTAGACGGTGCATTAATTTATGGTCTTGCTAATAAACCATATGGTCCTGCTCATCTTGTTTACCTTGGTGTTGTAACTAAAAAAAATGGTTCAACTGGAGAAATTTTTGTTAATGTTCAAAATGGTTTTGAGTTAGAAGAAATACATAATGTAGGCATTGGCTATGGAGCAACTATTGCAGACAATGAAGTTCTTGCCTATGATACAACATCTAGTCTTTGGATTAATCAAACTCCAGCAGAAGCAGGATTAGCAACAAGCTCTCATAATCATACAGTAGATAGTTTATCGAATGTTGTAATTACTGGAACGCCTACAGATGGTCAAGCTATTGTTTGGGATACCGCCACCTCAAAATGGGTAAATGAATCGGTTGCAAACTCTGTAGCAGGAACTGGAAGCCAAATAGATGTTACCTCAACAACTGGAAACATAACATTAAGTTTGCCAAGTGCAATGATCGCCCCAGGAGATTTAACTGTAACAGGAAACTTAACAGTAAGTGGTACAACCACAACAATAAATACCCAGAATTTAAACGTTAAAGATAATATAATTGTTTTAAATTCAGGCGTAACTGGCACTCCAACAGGAACTGCAGGAATAGAAATAGAGCGTGGTACTGAGACAAATACTTCAATCTTGTGGGAAGAAACAACTCAGAGTTGGAAGTTTTCAAATGACATACAAGCTTACATAATAAGATCTGCTGGAAGTTTACAGTTGTCATCATATGCTATATCTGGAGAAAATTCAAGCATTTTATTAGAAAATGAATGGAACTCTTTTAACTTAGCAAGTTCTGGAAATGTGGAAATTTCTCCAGGAAATGATCTTGGGCATGTAACGTATGCATTTTCTAAGACAAGTATAACTTTTCCAGACACGAGCCAGCAAAGTACTGCATTCTTAGGAATATCTTCCTATGACACAGATGATATTTCAGAAGGGACAAGGCTATACTATACAGACGAAAGAGCACAAGATGCTATTGGAAATAGTCTTGGAGTTGGGTTGTCTTATAACGACACCACAGGAGCTATCTCTAATTCTGGTGTTCTTTCTATAATTGGAACAACAAATGAAATTGTTATAACTGGAACAAATGCAGAAATACAGGTTGGAATTCCTGACTCACCAGTCTTTGTTACCCCAAACATTGGAGTAGCCACTGCAACAAGTGTAAATGGAACTACTATTCCATCTTCAAAGACATTAGTAATTACAGATGATATTGGAGTAAGTGTTCAGCCTTGGAGCTCAACTATAGCTGGAATAGAGCAACTTGGATCAGGAACAGGATTCTTAAAAAATACTGCAGGTACTTGGTCATATGATAATTCAGCATACGCACCTCTAGCCTCCCCAACATTTACTGGAAATGTAACAATAGGTGAGGCAGTAACAAAAACCACTAGCACAAACCTTACATCATCTTCTGCAACTGTAATTGCTACAATACCAATACCATCAGGAAAAGAGCTTGTATCTTCAGAGTGTTTAGTTTTGATATCAAGCACAAATGATGGAACTTATTACACATCAAAATGTCTAGTTTTTGGTGGATATCCTGCTGGAGAACCAACAGCAGATATTACAGAGTATGCAATTATGGGAGATATGGATGCAACCTTATCTGCCTCTTTTGTTGGGTCAAATGTTCAACTAAGTGTTCAGGTAACAGATTATATTAATGTAACTGCTAAGGTTGTTTCAACAAGCATAGCAGCAGACAATGGGGCAACCTAATGTGTTATAATACTTTTGAAGGGACAGTGAACTTCATTGGCTAGTAAAAATTTTATTGTTAAAAACGATATTGAATTAAAGGGCAACCTTATATTTGAGGGTGCTACAAAAGATGCCTTTGAAACAACTCTTGCAATAACAGATCCTACTTCAGATAGAATTATTACATTTCCAAATGCTAGTGGAACTATTGCACTAACATCTAGTCTGTCCTCATACCAACCACTTGACGGAGACCTAACTGCCATTGCTGGAATTACAAGTGGTGTTGGGTTTTTAAGAAGAACTGGCTCTGAATCTTGGGCTATAGATACAAATTCTTATATTACAGCAAGCTCTCCTACAATAAGCACAGCAATAGTTTCAGGAACATCTACGTTTAATTTAATAAACTCAACTGCAACTACAGTTAACTTTGCAAATGCAGCAACTACATTAACCATTGGTTCTAATGACGCTGCTGCCACAACAACTTTAAGAGCTCCAACAATTGTAGGAACTGCAACCTCACAAAACCTATACAATACAGTTGCTACAACAATAAATTTTGCAGGAGCTACAACATCTCTTGTAATTGGTGGAACTACAACGGGAGCTTCTTCAGTAACGCTTTTTGGAAATGCTACATCAAGCGGAGATACTAAAACTCTAAACATTGGAACTGGGGGATCCTCTGGATCTATAACAGAAATTAATATTGGATCTTCAGTTTCTGGTGCTACTGGTCAGGTAACAGTTTATCAACCAGCGACATTTAATGGAACCGTAGTTGTTCCAACTCCAACTATTTCTACTCAGGCAGCAACAAAAGGTTATGTAGACTCTTTAGCTTCTGGAATTAACGTAAAGACTCAGGTCATTTATGTCTCTCAGACAAATCTAAGTGCCACATACACAAACGGAACATCAGACTCTTCTGGAGGTCTTGGTGTTGGAGCAATACTTACTGGAAACGTTGATGGAGCTTTAATTCTTGATGGACCAGAGGTAGAAGCTGGTCAAAGAGTTTTGATTAAAGATCAGACCAATAAAATACATAACGGTATTTATGTTGTAACTTTTGCTGGAGATGGAGACGATCCATTTATTCTTACAAGAGCTACAGACTTTAATGGAAATAGTTCAACAAATGGATTAATTAAAACTGGAGACTATATTTTTGTTACTTCAGGAACTACTTCGGCAAACGATTCTTATGTTGTTAATGCTGGAGGAACATCTAGCAGCCCATCTGGAGCAATAAAAGTTGGTACAGACAACATATCTTTTTCTCAGTATTCTGGAGTTCCATCAAATATTAGTACTCTTGGGTATGTAACAGTAGGAACTTGGGCAGCAACCCCAATTGATAAAGACTTTATTGATTCTGAAATTGCTAGAACAGATGACCCAGTATTTACTGGTCATGTTACGGTGCCATCTCCAACAGAAAATAGTGATGCTGCAAGTAAACAATATGTAGATGACTTGATATTTGCAAGCCTTCCATTCTTACCAGATATAATTCCACTAGATGATATGAGATACGAGTTTGATGGAATTAATAATAGGTTTATGCCAAAATTTGAAGGAGAAATAGTCAATATTTATAACCCTCTTAGACTATTACTAACAATTAATGGTATAATACAAACAGTGGACTTTCCAGAATATGTCTGGCAATCTATGCTACCAAGAGAAGGTTTCATGGTAGATTCAGATGGATACATTGCATATTCAGAAGTTCCACCACCAGGATCAACATTTGATGCTAGATTAATGCTAGGTCCAAACGTAAATACAAGAAAGAAAGGATATCCATTCAAAGCAGTGGATATATTATTAGGAGCATAAAACATGGCTAGAAAGATTTTATTTGAAACAGGTTATACATTTGACCCAGCAACAAGAACAGTGGTTATCCCAGATCATATTCCAAGGGAAAGACTCATTCTTATTACTAATGTCACTACCAATCAGGTCATCTATAACTTTTCTGATCCTAGCCTAAAAGCAACATCCTATACAGCACAAATTGATTCTAGCAACGTAGCCACAACTACACTTGTACTTAACTTTAATACTTCTGCAATGTCTTCAACAGATAAGCTTCAAATTACTGTAGATGAATATGCAGAAAGCTTCCAGCCAGATGAGTCCTTTATGGATCCTGTTGGAAAAATGCGTGTATCGCTACCACAATCCCTTATTGACACAGATTTTGAATATGGAACTCAGCCTACAAAATGGGAAGTTTTATCACTAACAAATAATAAGCCAAGTTGCTACTATGATGTTCAATCCCCAGTTGCACAGCCATCTGGTGGAGCAAGAAATTTTGTATCTATTGCAGGAACAGGATCAACAAGAGTTGTAACTGTTGTTACAAATAATGCACACGGACTTGTTGTTGGAGATAAGTTCTTTATTCAAGACACCTTAGATGTAAATGCTGATGGATGGTATCTAGTAGCGTCTGTAACAACAACAACCGTTCCAAACGATACCTTTACCTATCTTGCTAGAGCAAATGTTACAAACGGTTCAGTGCTTGATACTACAAAAACTTTTGCCTATAAAGCATTTAACTATTCAGGGTCTAATATTCCTGTATCTGTATCTTCAGGTGCAGCATTTACCAACTCTGGTACTACAGTAACATGTACTACAACGAATGCACATGGACTAGGCTGTGGAGATTTAATTTATGTCACTGGAACTACTGCAGCAACTTCTAATCCACCAAATGGTGCGTGGGAAGTTAAGACAACTCCAACTACAAATACATTTACTTTTGATGTAGTAACTGCTCCAGTTGGTGCAATTACTGCAGTAGCAACCTCGCTTACAGGAAGACCAGGAAGTCTTTCTATTCACCGCCCATTCGATGGTGGAGTTAGGTTTACAACTGGATCTTCAGCACCTGGTGCAAAGATTGTTCGTCAAACTCGCAGATACTTCCGTTATCAATCAGGTAAGGGTATACAGTTCTCTACTGGATCAATGATGAAGCCTGTAATGGCAGTTGATTTAATATCTTCTTCTTCAACTACTGTAACTGTTAAGACAAGATATGAGCATTTCCTTGGAATTGGTGCACAGGTAGTAGTCTCTGGTGCAGATCAAACAGCATACAATGGAACATTCACTGTAACTGGAATTACTAGTGCTAAAGAATTTACATATACAGCAGGATCTGTTCCATCTGCAACACCTGCGACTGGATTCCCAATTGAAGTTGCTCCAACCTCATGGTTTGGTGGTCAGACAAGACTTGGTATGTTTGATGAACAAAACGGATTTTTCTTTGAATTTGATGGTCAAGATCTATGGGCTGTAAGACGCTCAAGTACAGATCAAATTTCAGGAATTATTTCTGCAACAAGTGGATCTCCAACTATCACAGGAATAGATACAAGATTTGCAGAACAACTTAATCCAGGAGACAAGATTGTTATCCGTGGAGCAACATATGTTGTTCAGTCAATTACAAGTAACACTCAACTGTTTGTTTTCCCAGAATACCGTGGACAAACTATTACCTCTGGTGGTATCGTAAGTAAGGTTGTAGACTTTAAGGTAAAGCAAGACGACTGGAATATTGACACAATGGATGGAGCTGGTCCTTCAGGAGTAACTCTAGATCTTGCTAAAATGCAAATGTTCTACATTGATTACGCCTGGTATGGTGCAGGAGCAATTAGATTTGGATTTAAAGATGAGCGTGGAGAAGTAGTTTACTGTCATAGAATGACACATGCAAATGTTAAGACTGAAGCATATATGAGAACTGGTAACTTACCTGCACGTTATGAAGCATCTTCAGACCCTGCAACTACAAAACTCTCAGCAAGCCTTTCTGATTCTGCAACATCAATGAGCGTTAACTCAACCGTAGGCTTCCCAACTTCTGGTACACTTGTTGTTACAAAGCCTGGAAACACAGCACAAGAAATTGAGTATTTAACTTATACAGGAAAAACTTCTACATCGTTTACTGGTCTTACAAGAGCTATCACAAACACAGTAGTTAATTCAGTTTCAGGTGCAACTGGTGGTGGAAATGGAACAGCTCAGTCGTTTACATATTCTGCTACAGCACCAGTAAAGGTTGAACTGTACACAAGACAGTATGCAACAGGAACCAGTCACTGGGGATCATCGGTGATTATGGATGGCAGATACGATGATGACAAGTCATTCATCTTCCAGGGTGGTATGACAACTACGGTTGCTGTTCCAAGAAATGCAAATAGATATGCTTTGGTAAGTCTAAGACTTGCACCATCCGTAGATAATGGAGTTGTAGGTCTATTTGGAGAAAGAGAACTTATCAACAGAATGCAGTTAACTTTAAGACAAATGGATATTCTTGCTCAATCGGCAGCGACTGTAACAAATAGACCTGGTTTATTCCTTGTTGAGTTAATTCTTAACGGTAGAGTAAATACTGTTACTGGTAACAACTGGACAAATGTTGGTGGATCTAGTTTATCCCAAATTTCATACCACGCAGCAAGTACAACAATTAGTGGTGGAGAGCCAATTTTCTCATTCTTTGTAAGTACAGTAACAAATGAAGCCTCTGTTGTACAACAGGACCTAAACCTTGTTAGAGATCTTGGAAATAGCATTATGGGTGGTGGCTTAGTTAATACTTCTCCAACTACAGAAGCAAATGTTTATCCAGATGGACCAGACATAGTTACTGTTTCTGTTAGAAATCTTAGTGCAGATAACACAACTGGATCAGTAAATGCTAGACTGTCATGGACGGAAGCACAGGCTTAAGGAGGCAAAATAAATGGGGTTAAATAAATTAAACCACATATATTCTACTGAACCCTTAACGGTAGAGTCTTTACTTGCCACCAATGATATAGGCATTTTAGATAACATCTTATTAGATGGACAGCTTGGAGCTCCCAATCAGGTAATTAGTATAAATCAGCAGGGAACTGGAATAGAATGGGCAGACGCAGTATCTGGAGTTTCCTTTACAACCTCTGGTGAACTTAGATCCCTCATCTCTGATGAAACTGGAACTGGATTGTTAGTATTTAATACCAATCCAACATTTATTCAATCTATTAACATTGGAGATTCTAGTGTTTCTACTCAATCACAATCTGTACAGATAGGTATTGGAAGAACTGGAAACGGATATGCCTATATTGATCTAGTAGGAGATACAACTTATGCAGATTATGGTGCAAGGTTTATTAGAAATAATAACGGTGCTAATGCAGACACTACAATAAATCATAGAGGTACGGGAAACCTACGCTTAATTGCTGAAGATGCTGGTGCTATTAATTTGGCAACATCTGGTACAAATAGATTAGTAATATCATCTGCTGGAGACATAACATTTAAATCAGTAGTTAATACAGATGTTACAACTGGAACAACCTCTGCTACTTCAACATTTAATACAACAGCATATGCTTCTGCAGAGTTTATTGTTTATGCATCTACTTCTGCTGGAAATTATGTATCTAAAGTAATGATGCTTGCAAGAGGCTCTGCTACTCCAATCATTACTGAATACGCTATTCTTACACAAGGAACTGCACCAGCAGTTACAATTACGCCATCTTATTCTGCACCAAATGCGGTGCTAACAGTAGCAGTAACATCTGGAACTAACATTGAAATAGTTAAAACGGCGGTATCTGTTTAATGGCTAATTTTGTATTACAAGAAAATTTAGATATTAAAAGTGCTGGAATAGCAGCTTCTGGAGCAAATATGCTTCCAAAAACTGGAGACATTATTCCTTTTGCAGGTAATACCCCATTGACAACTGCTACTGGAACTATTGCAACAAACACTATAGTTGTTGCATCAGCAACTGGAGCATTTATTGGTCAAGGAATATATGGAACAGGATTAAATAATCCAGGAACAGGATTAAACTATATTACTGGAGTTTCTGGTACAACAATAACTGTTGCCTTTCCATTGACACAATCAATTACTTCAGGTAGCGTTAGATTTTGTCCAGCTGGATGGTTACTTTGTGATGGAAATAATGGCACTCCAAATTTAACTGGAAGATATCTTGCAGGAGCAACTAGCAGTGCGACTATAGGTACATTGTTTGGAAGCCTGACTCATACTCATACCTACTCAACAAATACTTTTACAACAAGTGGAGTTACAGGAAGTCATAGTGCTGTAGACACTGGTGTAGCTGCAGGAGGAGGAGTTTCTCATGACCATACTAAAAATGCAATAGCAGTTAATACAACTAATGCATCCAGCAACCTTCTTGCAAACAGCACAAGTGCTGGAGGACCAATTCAATTTAATGATAGACCTCATTCGCATAATGCTAATAATGGCTCAGTTAACTTTAATGCAATTTCATCTGAAAACCATAATCATGGAGCCCCTGGTCTAGCAAGTTCAAATAGTACTACAACTCATGCAACTGCACATGGTGTAACTGCTGTTCCTGCTGGAAATGCAGCAGCAGGTGACAATAAGGTTCCCTTTATTCTAATGAATTATATAGTAAAGGTATAATATAGATATGGCAAATTTAAAAATAGACTCAGATGCAGCACTAGATAAAGATGGCTTTACTCAGTCCTATCCAGTAGGAACTATTATTATGAGGACTGATTCAACTGTTGCTAGTGGATGGCTACTGTGTGACGGTAGATATGTTAATACTGCAGACTATCCAGAACTAGATTCAGTTGTTGGCACAGCATATGGTGCACGAGTTGGAGCAACATTTAGATTGCCACCACTTGTTGTTAATGCTACAAATAATCCATTAAAAAGAATACCTTTTTCAACATTAAGTTCAGAGGTAGCACAGCCAACAAACTTTTTTCATACTCATACTTTAGGAATAAACGCAACAAGTTTTTCATCAGCTAATACTGGTGGACATTCACATGCAGCAAACAGCTCAACCACTGTTGCTGAATCACCAGCCCATAATCATGCTGCTAGTACTGGTCCAATTACAACAACCAGTAATGCTGGTGGCTCAGAGAACACAAGAATTGCTGGTCCACTTGGTCCATACGCTTCTGGCAATGCAGGTCAAACTGGACATAGCCATGCAACTGGAACTGCCTGGAGTACAGGAACTTTAGGAGCTTCTTTATCCCACTCTCATACAGTTAACTTTCACAATGCTACAAATTTAAATCATGCTCACAATCACGCAACTAATATTGCAAGCTCAACTCATGTTGTTTCTGCAGGGGAATCTGCAACTCCAACTGTTGGAATGTATCCTCCAAGTATGGAGGTGTATTTCCTTATAAAAACTTAAGGTTATTACTATGGCATACTTTGAATCAGATAAAATAGACTCTACTTCTCTTTACTCCTATGTTCCAACTGGAGGAATAGTTACACTCGCTGCACCATTTTCAAAGTACTCTGATGCAACTTATCTTAGTATAGGTCTTATACCATGCGATGGTAGAGTTTTAAATGCATCTACAAGTCCTCAGTATGCTAATTTGTTTTCAGCAATTGGTATTTTATATGGAGGAACTGGAATTACATCTTTTAACGTTCCAAGTCTTGCAACTTCTAAGGTTGCCATAGCTGGAACATCTGCTACTTTTCATAACGTAAATACTGTAGGAACAAGAGTAACAAGCATCGGTCATGATCATACCATTACAGCAACAAATAATAGTTTTACTTTAAATAATCAAAACGTAACTCATGATCATACTGTTACTTGGAATAGTGTTGGAAATAATGCAACGGATACTAGTCATACTCATACTTTTGAATCTGGATCAGTTGGGGAAATTGGTCCAAATGTTAATAAAAATGGTTCAGCTGGAGTATCAGGTGGCGGATTAAATGGAAACCATACACATAATACAGATATTACCTCGGCAAACTCACTTACTGGAGGCTCAACTGCTGCCCATAGCCATACTCCTGCTTCTGCTTTATCACTAGGTATGGGAGCTAACACAGCTACCCTACATTCACATGCAGCTAGCTTAACAACCGCAACTACAACCAGCATAACCAATTATGTTTCTACAGATGTTGGCATTCCTTATGCGAATGTGCTATACTTTATAAAAGCCTAAAAAGAAAGAAATTCATGAAGAAAAATATTATTAATTTTTATCCTTCAGCAAGCATGTACCAGGATATTTTTGATGAACCAGTTTCTGCAAAAAATATTATTCCAGAATGGTATAAAAAACAAGACAGGTATTCTGGAGGACAAAAAATTATTTCTACAGAGGTTGGAACGTTTAATACTACCATCAAGGCGTGTATGCCTATATTCGATCTAATTTCAGCTGGCTACATAATTAAAACACCAGCAGACATTTATGTTTCAAAAAATGAAGATGGATCTCTAAATTTTGCTTGGGGAATTAATAACTTTACATGCATTGAGAGTCATCCAGCACATCAATATGATCAATTTACCATTCCAAAAGAATTCTATCCTTTAGGATATAAATTCATAAATACTTGGATAACAAAAACGCCAAAAGGATATTCTTCAATATTTATTAGTCCAATTTTAAGAGATGACCTACCTTTTGAATGCTTACCAGCAATTGTAGACACAGACAAGCACCCCATACCAGTAAATTTTCCATTCTTTATAAGAAAAGATTTTGAAGGACTGATTCCAGCTGGAACGCCAATGATTCAAATTATTCCATTTAAAAGAGAATCTTGGAAAATTAAAATTAATAAGTATAACAGCTTGTTTGATAGTATTTGGAAAAAAGCAGAAAGAAAAATTCAAAATAGATATAAGGATAATTTTAGATCATTAAAGGATTGGAGTTAAAATGACAGTTTTACCAGAACACGACCATACACATAAAGATGCAGAAAACCATGAGCATATTGGAAAGTTTAGCTATAGGCACACACATGTTTTAGATCCTGAAAATAGGATACATGATCACGAAAAGTTTCATCAAACAAATATAGAAAAGTATTTAGATGAAGTTCTTTCTCATGAAAAAGAAGCAATTTGGAAAGACTTAAATTACGATAAAGCAAAAGAGTTACTAGCCAATAAAGAAATTAATGGGCTTACAGAAGATCAGGTAAGAGCATTAATAGTATATTCTACTTTTACCTATTGTGTAAACAACATGGTAGAGCCTGAGATGATGTATATTTGTGAGTTAGCCGTATCAGAATTAAAACGGGCAGGGTCTGCTGAGCCAGTGTCAAACATGTTTATAAACTCTTTATTTAATTTTAGAAATATTTATAGACCAATTTATGACTTATTAGATATTAGATACGGAAATAGAATTGATGATCCAGATAGAAATTCTGATCAGTATAGGTTGGGAGTAATAGACGCTATACTTACTTTAAGAAAATATGAACGATCTACTGGTTTTGGATGGGAAGACCCTTATCCAAGAACAAATTTAGCTGTTTCAGATCAACTAGAACTAGAGTTATAGAATGTTTAACAAAAAAACAAAAATAGAGTTTGTTGCAAGGTCTCCATATTTTGAAAAAGTAGCACCAAAACCATATCCTGCAAAACATTACCTTCCAAAATGGTATAAGGAAATGCCCTCATACAATGAAGTTGAAGATGGCAAAAGAATGCTAACGGTAAGATACGGAGCTAGTAGTGTAACCCCAAAAATGTGTACCCCTATGTATGATACTTTTACCACTGGATATATTATCCCACTGTGGGCTGATGTAGAGGTAAGACAAATAAATAATCAACCACACTTGTTTTGGAGAACAAAATCAACCCCGTTTGAAATGCATGGAGGATGGGGTAGTGGTGGAAATGATGGAGTTACTGGTCTAACAACTCCAGATGGATATAGTCCATTTGTTTTTAAGTGGATGAATGGTTGGGACTTTAGAACACCAAAAGGATATTCCTGTTTAGTAACTGATCCTTATGCAAACGAAAATAGTCCGTTTAAAGCAATTGGTGCAGTATTAGATACAGATAAATTAACTCTTTCAATCTTACCGCCATTTTGGATAAAGGAAGGTTTTGAAGGAATTGTTGAAAAAGGTACACCAATGGTTCAAGTTATTCCATTTAAAAGAGATTCTTGGGAATCAGAATATAGTTCTTTAAAGGATGGCGAATACAGTATAATGGAAGAAGTTGCATTTAACTCACATATAAAAAATCACTATAAAAGATTTGTTTGGACAAAAAAGGAATTTAAGTAATGGCTAAAAAAATTAAATTTATTGCAGTAAATGAATGGGCTTGGGATTTAGCAGATAAACCATATCCTGCAAAAAATAATATTCCAAAATGGTGGAGAGATATGCCTCCATACATAAAAAACGAAGAAAATCCCACTGGGAAAAAATTTATTTTAAATAATCTTAGAAATAATTTGTCTCCAAAAAAATGTGTGTCTCTGCTAGATTCAATAACAGAAGGATATATTATTCCGCTATGGGCAGATGTTCAGGTTACAAATCGTCCAACAGAAGATGGAGAATATAATCCAATATTTACTTGGAAAACAACCAGGGAAGTGCTTGAGTACAACATTGATGGGGATAATCACTTAAAAGCTCCAGATGGATACAATAAGCATGTGTTTAAGTTCATAAACATGTGGTGCATTAGAACACCTCCAGGATATTCTACAAGAATCTCTTCGGCAATTGGACACAATGACTTACCCTTTAAGCCATTTGATGCGGTTGTAGATACCGATAAATATGATGCTGCTCTTCCAATACCTTTTCACTTAAAGGAAGGCTTTGAGGGGTTATTAAAACGTGGTACACCAATTGTTAAAGTTACTCCATTTAAAAGAGAAGACTGGAAAGCAGAATTTGATTATTATCCTGGAGATGTGCACAGTCGAAAACAGGAGTCTTGGCTAAGGCTCACCTCCTTTGGAAACTATGTAAAAAATCAATGGTCTAAAAAAAATTACGATTAAACCTTGACAATGACAGTAACAATTGATATAATAGAAGTCCGTACAAATAAAGGAAAGTTATGAAGATTTTAGTTTATGGCACAGAGTCGTTTGAAGACTATGGCACCTTCATGAGAGGCATGGCAGTGGCACTTCAAAGTACAGTTGGGGCTGCAGATAATAGAATTGACATCCTTACTGCTGGTCCACATAAGATTAATAACTTTACTGCTGAGTTTGTAAATAGAAGTGAAGATTTAATTAAACAAAACAAAATGAAGATTAAGTTTAATAGGGTTAGTTTTAGAGAAGTTTTATCTAATTTTGAAACATATGACTTAGACTACGTTATTTCTTTCAATACAAAAAATGATCGTGATAAGTTTTTTGATCCAATTATAAGCAAGGCTGAGCAACACAATGTTGAAGCAGCATTTTACAGATACTAGAAGTATTAGGAAAATATAAATGATTACCGTAGATTACAATACTGCACATAGCATTGTAGAAAAGAATAGCAACCTATCTTGGGATGGTTGGAAGATTATAGATTTCAAAAAGGATTTTAAAGCTGAGTTTTCTAATGCTGGAATTAGACTTAATGGTGCTTGGGGATTCTACAGAACTTACGAGTTAGATAGAAGTGGCTGGAAGGTTCCTAAAAAATATGCTTAGTGAAGAGTGGGTAGTAAAAGCCAAATGTAGATCATTTGATAGGGAACTGTTTTTTGATAAGTATGAAGAGGATCCAGTTCTTGCCAAGACTGTTGATGAAATTTGTTTAACTTGTCCAGTAATTTCAGACTGCTTTTTTCATGGAACAACAAACTCTGAATGGGGTGTATGGGGTGGTGTTTACTTAGTTGATGGTGAAGTAAACAATACTAAGAATGCTCATAAGACAAAAGATAAGTGGATAGAAATATTGGAGGCTGTAGATGGTTAACATCACAAATGATATGAGAAAATCTTTATCTCAAATCAAGCCACCTTATAAAGGATTGGTTGTAGACTTTGTAGATATGGACAAATATCTTTCTCTTAGAATTTATGAAAACCAGATTATGTCTTTGTCTAGTGGACAGCAATTAAGTTTTATGGAATACCTACAGATACTTCGTAAAACTGTGGAGTCATACGGTATAACCTGCCACTTTGAAGGTGCTAAAGGCGATCCACCAAGGAGCATATCTTAAATGTTTCACCGTCTTGTTTGGATGATTGAAGAGCATGTAACTGCTGAATTAGTTTCTTTTGGTGCTCACTCATCCCGTGTTAGATATTTTTATAATGGCACAGAGTACGATGAAATTGTAATGAATGAAGACTTTATTCCATACGATGAGCTTGGAATCCAATACGAAACCCTGGAAGAAGAATAGTGATTAAATACAAACAACAAAGACAACTATGCTTTGATGATATTTTAATGGTTCCACAAACATCAAATGTTCAGAGTAGATCAGAAATTGATTTAAGAATGCCTTTTGGCAAAGGTTCGCACCTAACCTTTCCTGTAATTGCAGCACCAATGGATACTGTCTGTGAAGAAGAAATGGCAGTTGCAATTGCAAAAGCAGGTGGTCTTGGAATGATTCATAGATTTATGGACATAAAGAAACAACAAAGAATAGTGCAGAATTTATGTTTACAGGACTTAGCAGTTGGTGCTTCTGTGGGAGCAAAAAGAACATACTTGGAGGACACTGGAAAACTATTGCTTTCTGGTGCCTCAGCGATCCTTGTAGATACCGCAAATGGACACAGTAGTTACGCTGTAGAAGCGGTTAAAAAGATTAGGGATACATTTGGTACCAGTTTTCACTTAATGGCTGGAAATGTATCTACTAAGTTTGGTTTTGAAGCCTTGTCAGAAGCAGGTGCAGACTCTATTCGTGTTGGAATTGGTGGTGGCTCAGTATGCACTACTAGATTAGTTTCTGGTCACGGAATTCCTACTCTAGCATCCATTATGGAAATCAAAGAATGGAAAGAAGAGTCTGGTATAAATACAACAATAATTGCTGATGGCGGAATAAGAAATACTGGAGATATGATTAAGGCTTTTGCTGCAGGTGCTGATGCCGTAATGCTTGGGTCTATGTTGGCTGGTACAGATGAATCACCTGGAAGACTACTTATTGATGGCTCTGGAAAGTATAAAATTTTTAGAGGTATGGCAAGTAAAGAAGCTAACCAAGGAAAAGATGTTCCTATTGCAGAAGGTGTTGCAACAAAAATTGCACACAAGGGACCAGTAGATAAAATATTTAGTGATATTCGTGGTGGTCTTGGAAGTGGATGCTCCTACTCTGGAGAACATAATCTTAGAGACTTATATGAAGGATCAATGTATATCGAAGTTTCAAGTCTCTCGGTAAGTGAAAGTAAGCCTCACGCTCTTGTATAACTAATTTAAATCTCCCCAATGTTATAATTAAACTATTAGTCTCAAGATAGGCTAATACGGGAGAAAGAGAATTGAAAAAACTTAAAAGGCTTATTTCTTATGTTTTAATAACATGTTTAGCTGGTATTTTAGGTATTTTCTTAATTAGCCCAGCATCATACGCAAACCCTCCTTTAGTTTGCAACATGTCTACTGTAACTGGTGACGATGATGGTTCTTTTCAAATGCTTCTTCCGTTTTCTTTAAAGCTTGGATCAACAGAATACGATAGGGTATATTACAGTACTAATGCAACTGTAACCTTTGGTCAACCAGATGGCACGTTTCATGACTATCCTCAAACTCCTTCTGTTTCTGTTGCAGGTAGAGACTGGGTTTCTTTTGGTCCAGGAGCTTATACCTCTTATGGATACAACAATGATTCTTTTTGTATAGAATGGTCTGTGCGACCATTTCCACAGTCAAGTGGTCCTCTAACCCAGATGAGATTAGTTGTAAATAAGTTCCCAAATGGCAACTGGCATGGTGAGATTACCACAATGACACCACTTCCCCCAGATGCAAGAAGAGCAATTAGGTATGAGTACGGTCAGCCCGTTGTAACCATGGCTGCAGCCTTTGACGTTGGCGATGCTGGAATACCAATTGAAGTTTCACCTGCACCAACACCATCAAACTTTACAGAGCCACCTTTAGTTCCAACTCAATGTTGGGATGGAAGCACAGTTTATGCTCCTAATACATGTCCAACAGAACCAACATATACCTGTTGGGATGGAACAATAACAAACTATGAATCAGAATGTCCATCCAGCCCACCTGACATAATTTGTTGGGATAGCTCAACGGTTCCTTGGAATAGCACTTGCCCCCCTGAGCCTCCTGCTGTCCAATGTTGGGACGGAACATCAGTTCCTTGGAATGGTACCTGTCCGATAGAACCTCAAGTAACTTGTTGGGATGGGTCTATCGTACATTATGAATCAGAGTGTACGCCAACCCCACCAGATATTGTTTGCTGGAATGAAGAAGTTATTTCCTGGAATGAAACCTGTCCACAAATGCCACCACCGATTGAGTGTTGGGATGGATCAGAAGTTAATTGGGATGCTCAGTGTCCACCTATACCACCGAATATTAATTGCTGGGATGGATCTATTATTTCCTGGAATGAAGTATGCCCAATAGAGCCTAGTCCAACCCCAAGTCTTACTGCCAGCCCTGAACCACAGCCGTCAGAATCACAAACGCCAACATTAGAACCGTCACCCCAGCCAACAGAGCCAAGCCCACAGCCGTCAGAAACCTCTGTACAGCCTTCAGAAACGCCTTCACCTAGTCCAACCCCTTCTTTAAGTCCCTCAGAATCTCCGTTGCAGCCTGAAGAACCTGTTGTAGTTCCATCCCCAACTCCTGAGCCAGAGACTTCATCTCCAGAACCATTAGTTCCAGATTCAACTGAGAGTCCAACTCCTGATCCAAGTCCTGAAACCACTGATCTTCCATCTAATAATAATATCATAGACGGATTGACTTTAGAGGAATCAGTTGCTTTAAATGAATTGCTTACAGAGTATGGTCCAATGGATGCAGTATCTTTTGAGGATTTTGAAGCATCTGGTCTTGACTACGAAGATTTGCCCCCAAATCAACCAATTATGTTGGAGAACGGTGTAATCCTTACAGCAGAGGTTGCTGATGCGATAGAGATATTTTCAGACCCCAGCGAACTATTACTAACAGTTTTAACAGATCCAGGTAAGGCATTAAAAGCTTTTGCTAACGTTGGTGCAGACATGACACCAGAACAACGCAAAGAATCACAAATAGTAGTTGTTGCGTCCATTATTGTTGGACAGGTAATATCAACAACTAATTTAATAACAGGGAGGATAAGATAATGAAGAAATGGTTAACAGATAAGTTTCGTGAAACACTAAACCAAACATTCACCCTTCTTGGTATGTTCATAGCATGGGCAGTCCTTGATGGGTCTGCTAAAACAGTAGTAGGATGGGCAGTTTTAATCTGCACAGCAGCATGGTTGTTTTCAATGAAATTTAGGGAAGGAGAACAAAATGACAAAGAATAAGGTAGACGTAACAGTCAAAGATCCTGCAACTGGAGAAGAAGTAATCGGATCCAAGGCAGTAACAAATGTCTGGAATATATTTTTCAGAATTGTTGCAGTATTTGCAGCATCAGGACTTTCAATCATTGGTGCAGGTTCCCTCGTTGGAATTGACACTCTAACTGCAGTAATTATGGCAGGTACTCTTGGTGTTGCCACAGTCGTAGAAAAGCTCGCAAGAGCCTTCCTCGATGACGGTAAGCTAAGTGCCAGTGAAATCAACTCAGCATTTAGCTCAGTAGATAAAAAGGCTGAATAATATATAATAAAACCAGGTTAGACCAGGATAACTCTCACGACTATCCTGGTCTTTCTTATGCTATAATTTATTTATGAATGGCTTAGAAGATCTTTTAACCCCAGATGAAAAGGCATTGCACGATGCATTAGTCTCCATCGCAAACCAATATGGTAAGTTTAATGAAGATGGATCTGGTATATGGGCAGGTTACACACCAGCCTCAGACAATGATAATGCTGATATTGGAGTTAAGTGCTCTAACTGTGCATTATACGCAGGTGGAGACATTTGTGAGATCCTAGACTTCCAGGTAGAACCAGAAGGTGCTTGTAGATTTGCGGTAATCCCAGATGGTTATGTAGATGTATCTAGAGATACAGACAATGATGACATGGAAGACGATAATTTAGATGACATGTATAAGTCTGATAACGAAGAAGAAGACAAATGGGACAACATTGAAAAGAAATGCTGGGTTGGATACAGACAAGATGGCATGAAAGAAAAGAATGGCAGAATGGTTCCAAACTGCGTCCCAGTATCTAAGTCTGACAGTGAGCAGCCAATGTCCAAGAGTCTTTGGCATGGATCTCCATTTAGTGGATTAAAATAATGTATGAATATAGCGTGAAAAAAGTATTAAAGGTGATTGACGGTGACACTATTGATGTTGATATTGATCTTGGCTTTAATGTTTCGTATACACAGAGGGTAAGATTAGCAGGAATTGATACCCCTGAGTCTAGAACAAAAGATCTTAAAGAAAAGGCACTTGGTTTAGAGGTTAAAGACTATCTTAGTAAAAGGCTTAAAGATGCTAAGGTAATTGTGATTAAGACAGAGCTTCCAGATAGTACAGAAAAGTATGGTCGTATCCTTGGTTGGCTATATGTAGATGGTGAAAAATTATCCGTAAATGAATCTATGATTAAAGAAGGATATGCTTGGACCTATGATGGTGGTACAAAGAAAAAAGACTTTGATGTACTAATAGCTAAGAGAAAAAATAACGGATAGCGTTAGATATACTAAATAGACAAAATATCTATAGGACCTTGGCAACTTGGAGATAGCTCAATAGCAGCACTCACAGCGGTGTAGGCACGTTTTTCAGCAGACTTCCATGTAGAAGTAGTATACAAAGATCCCATGGCTATAGATGAGCCAGAACCAATAGCCATATATTCACACTCAGTTACTTGCCAGTCTTGAGTATCAATAAAAAACAATTGATCTGATACGCCAACCAAAAATGATGCATGAGCACTCTCCTTAAGGTCTACACCAGACTCTGTTAGTTGCTTTCTAATAGAACTAATAAATGTAGTACGCATAAACTTTTCTACATTCTTTTTGGGTGGTGTAGGAAGAGTCATCCAGTGCAGCAATTGTCCAGTTCCAGGGGAATCAGCATAGCCAATGATATACATACCATTTTGTCTAATCTTAGGAGCGGTCATAGAGACAATAACATCATCATCAGACAAACCTCTTTCAGAGGCTAAATATACACCAGTATCTGATCGGATACCCACTATACATGTCATGCGTTATTACTCTTTCTTTTAGATTTATCCCACATATATCTTCTAACATTAACATAGCAGTTTAAGGCTACAAATGTCAGGATAAGCATTTCAGCTACTGAGTGTGAAAATTTCATTATTTACCTTCTAATACCTTAATGGTTTCGCAAGGGTATTCATATCCACCACATACAATACAAAAATCCACTGAGTCTGATGGAGAGCAACATTCAGGGTCTCCACATCCACCATCATTTACAGCATAATGCAACTCACGAATACGTTCAGTTGCTTCCTGTATACCTTGCTTACGAGCAAAAGTACACCTATTGCAAGGACAGTAGTCAGACTTTGACTCTGGAATATCTGATGCACTTGATGCTGCCATTACTTCTCACCCTTCCTTTTTTCAAATATCTGGGAAGATATCATCATATCAGCAGTTGCCTTATTAACTGCCACACCAGCATTCCAAAGAGTTGCTAATCTTAATAGAGCCTTAACATCAGGGTCATGCGGTTGAGCCTCTAATGGATCCCAGAAGAAGATAAGGATGTCAATTATGCCCTCAGATATGGAAGCACCAATTTGTTGGTCTCCACCTAAAGGTCCACTTAGAAACTTAGTAATTGGCAGGTGAAGTTCATTTTGCAAAAGGATACCAGTGTTACCAGTAGCATATAGATGATGCTTACTAAGGGTAGAATGATTAATCTTACACCACTCCAAAAGGTCTTGTTTCTTGTTATCGTGAGCAACAAGGGCTATATGTCTAGTCTTCATTGTATACCCCATATCTAATAGCTTTATCACTTACAAAAAACATTATCTTTTAACTTTCGTTGGTGAGTCTTTTAAGAAACACTTATCACATAATACCCTGGAATCAGTCTTAGATTCAAACCAGATATTTAGCTTCTTGACACTGCAGTCACTACAGTTCACTAGTCCTCCAAATAGATGGCAGGTATTACAATAAGTTCTTCAGGGTTGGCTTCGTTCCATTTGTTAACAGCTCCTACAAGGATCTCACGCTTTTCTGGAACGGTAAGCTCACGCACAAGGTTGCTCTCGATAGAGGCAATACCTGCTTTAACAATCTCTAACATATATGCTACATCCATTTAATTTACCTTAATTTCGGCGGTTCGGCGGCGAGAGGAAGAACAATCACATTCTGGTGTAGATTCTGGTTGTCCCAACAATGAAGCACACCATGGTCTATGGATATATTTAGAAATGGCAGGAAGAAGATTAAACACGATTCTTACCTTTGCTATTAAAGGAGGGAACCTTAAGGGTATCAAGAAGGGATAGGTAATGATGAACAAACAATTGCTCATATTCCTTTTCAGTAAGGTTAGGATCAGATTCTAACTCTTTGACCATTAGTTCTTTTACTTTATCTACAATCATGTATTTACACATCCATATTCAAAAACGCATTTGTTAGGTAATAATTTTTCGGGGGTAGGAGAAGATGTAGCTACAGATGCCCATAACATTATATAAGCTATCAACACATATATGATAATAGACAAGAGATACTTCTTCACTTGACAATGATATCAGAAAACAATCAGAATGTCAAAGATAAACACACAATACACACTATATTAGGCTTTTACGCCCCCTTTGCATATATTCATACAGTTGCATAATATGCAACATTTATACACAAATACACTGATGCTAGATAGTTTAAACACTTGCTGTATATATATTCTAATTTTATTGAGTATTAATGAGTATTGTTACATAATCGTAATACTTGTAGCATATCTACATGGTGTTCTATCTATCTTATGATATCTCCTTTAAACAATAGACTTTCCCGTGATTTTTTTGATTCGTTCGTAATGTTTTTTGTAGGATATCTCCAATATATGTGCTAAAATAATCAGATAAAACATGTATATTTTGTGCATAAACTACAAGATAATGCATAAAAACTGCATAAAAGTTATTAATTCTTATATGTTTTCTACACATAATTTAATCAGCTATAATTGTGGGGTATGAACTGTATGTTTCATTACATCTCTTACATACTATATAGGTATATAGGGTATATGGACATGATGCTCTACCACCCTCGATATGTCCAAATAAAAGACAGATAAGTTTATTAAACATTATTGAGATAGCTTACTCATATATGTGAGCTCATCTAGATATTCTGGATTTTCCAGTGATTTTTTTGGTTCCATCGTAATGTCATTTTTATCCAATTTAAGCTCGGCAGGTAGAAGCTTATTAATAGCTTCTTCTATATATCTAATAGGGATATCATATATACCTGATAGCTTATAGTTATTCATAATCTTGAGACAGTCAAGAATACCATCTTCATATGATTTTGTCAATTTATTTTCCTCAAATTTCCTGTGATTTTTATCACATGTTCGTAATGTCTATATTCATCTAAACTATGTCGGGCACAAAGCCTGACAAATGTCAAGCCTGTGCTGGTGTAAGGGCATCATAAACTTCCATAACCCACTGCTCACCTTTTTGATTTATTTGTATGTGTTCGAGAGATGCACCCAAAGCATAGATACCACCAAGGTAATACTTATCCCAAAAGTCTGTATCCTTAGCCATTCCATTTACATAAGCACTTGCTACATAGTTAATAATTTCTTTATCCATAGTATCTACTTTATCAGATTTGGTCGTACTTGTCAAGGGCTTCTGGGAAATCATCTTTGAATCCGTTCTTTGTGTAATGGTGGAATTTGAACCACCGTATCATCTTGTCGTTCATCTGGTCATTGAATGTATGGGCTGTGTGATTTGCTAACTCAACCTCGTTTAATCTGGTATCTGCAAACACTTTAGCCATTTTCTCTGCATCATGTTTTTCTGCCATTTAATCTCCTGAACCTCCTAGTGTAGCACATAGGACTGACAATTCTAATGGCTCTATGTAGGTGTCCAACACGTCTGATAAGTTAGTTAGTACTGCCCAAGTTAACTTGTCGTCTTGTTTTTCCAGGGCACCCTCTAAGTTTTCAATGGTATGTCTAATAAACTTATTAATCTCTTCTTGCATCTCTACTCCCAATTGCTATCGTCTGTGATGTAGTCAATACCAGCATCAATTGCTTCATAGAATGTGTCATAGATTCCACCCATATCTTCATTGTGTGCAAATAGTTCCCACCAAGGATTCATACGATAGATTTCAAATCCACTATTACTAATAGTTTTAATAAACTGCAGCAACTGAATATCATCATTGATACCCTCTGCCTCTAAGTCGTCTGAATATCTAACAATGGTTGCACCCTCATCAGATAGTTCACCATTAACTAGTTCTGGTAATGTCAAGTGCATTTCACCACAACGCTCTACTTCAACCAAACGGTCCAAGTATGTGATAGTTGCATAAGACTCTGCACCCTCTTGCCACACATAAAACTCTGGCATTTGCTTACTTGTAGGGATTGTCTGTGTGTATTCTACTGTTACGCCTTCTAATGTTTTCATATGCGTATCCTATACCCTTTCTGCGGTTAAGTCAAGTCTTGTTAGGTTATAAGCCAGGATTTCTTCTAGCCTGTAATATTCAGCTTCTTCTTCTGATTCAGGGTCCAGCCACTCCCAACGTCCTGTTTCTTTATCATACATAATCTTGTCACGATCAAACTCTGATTCGGCATCAACCATAAAGGCTCCCCAATGTTCATCATATACAACTACCCAATGATATTGCTTACTCATACTTCTACCTCTACTCCATAAGTTTCTATACCTGTCATAATTACATCTGTGTCTACGGTGTCGTCAATCTCATCATAGCAACCAAGACTCTTAAAATGGTCCCACATCTCTTGAATGTCGTCACGATCATTCTCATCAAAATCAGGGTTATGCAATAAATACAAATTCCATAGTTGATCAGGTACGTCCATACTCCATACTGATTCAAACGTTCCCTCAAAGATTCCTCTTAGTTTCATTACTATACCTCGTGTACTATCACGTCTTGTAGGTGCAAGACTTCTGGGTCAATCTTGTAATAACTCATTATGTTATTCCTTGCTTCTTGAATAATAAAATCATCAGGTAAATCTGGCTCATCAAAAGAAACACTTGTGATCATAACCATAGCCTCTAATACAAACTCTACATTGTAGTTATACATTACTTTATCTCCAACTTGTTCTTGGCAAAGAATAGGTCTGTGCCGTCCTCATCTTTAATGCTAATCTGTGCAGGTACATCAAACTTATCAAGGAAAAGGTGGTGCTCAATCTGCCACTCTTGATCTTTAACAAATTCAATCATAGCCTCATGTGAAATAGGGTGTCCATGAATACCATACTCACCTGTATCTAACATCATCTTAATTAAGTCTTGCTCATCATAGATAACTTCTGTTGTTGCTACAAGGTATGTCATACTTTTTTGCTTCCTATTCTAATCTCTACTACTTCTTCTGTGTTGTAAAAATGCTTTACGAATTGATAGGCGGTATCCCATTGTTCTAATTCAATACCACCAACATTATGCAAATCAACAAAGTGGTATGCTAACTCATTTAAGAGTTCGTCATTTGTGTCAATCATGTTTGTCCTTTTGTAGGTTGATACTGTGTATCCTACCACAAGGGTGTGACAATTTACACCAGGTTTCGTGATTTCCGTGATTTTGCACTTAATGTCGTAAAGAGACTATCTATCTTATTAAGAATGCCCGCCCACAATTTTCAAGCTTTGTCAAGTGGGTGAGCAGTTTTAATTCATGCTCAGGAATTTTGATTTATGCGAAAGCAATTTCTTTCACAATGGATAGCAGTTTGTTTTTCTCTGCTGTAATAACTGGGTCAAAGCCCGATGCACTTGCAAGGATTCCCTCATTGTTACCACCACGAGCGGAGCGATACCAATCAAGGCGTTCTGTCAAAGTATTGAAAGCACCCCAAGCGGTATTGTTAATCATTGAGTTAGTATCTGAAACAAAGATTTCATCTAGCAATTCAATTTTGTTTTCCCACTTGGTCATAGCACCCTTGGTATCTTTGCTTGGCATTGGATAAGCGGTTGCAACAATCTTATTGAAAGTTTCCTTAGTGATTTCCTTTTCAATAAGTTCTTGAGCCATTTTGTCAAACTCGTCCATGTAAGTATTGGCAAGACCTAATGCTTCACGAGCAACCAAGATACGACCCTCAAGTGTTGAAGTGTGACGCATCTTGAAAGACTGCTTAACACCTCTAAGAGCCATGTCAAGAGTATTTGCACACACAACACGAACAGGTGTTACCGATGCACGAACAGCAAGTGAACCGTCATGTGATGTATTCACAAGCAAGTATGACTTAACAACATCTGCAACGCCATTTGGGTCTAGTACGGTCTCACGCTCAAGAGCAAGAGAACCAAAGACAACACGACCATTCTTTAGAGAACCTGCTGTTTCCCAACGAGCACCGTCAAGAAGATTATCTGCAAAAGCAAATAGTTCTTCATTCTGCAAAGTCTGGTAACGTTCACCAACAACTGCTAGAACATCTGGGTGTCCGTCTTCTGGGTGGTCACGAACAACCATGAAGTTAGACTTGCTTGAAGTGTAATCTTCAGGTAGTTGAACATCTTCAAGACGAACATTCCAATTTGATAAGTGTGCTATGTCCATAACTTCACTTGTTGTGTGTTCTTCTGTAACAACAGTTCCTAGACCATGCCACGCTGGTTCACGAAATGAATACATAGAACCTACACCGTTAATAATTTCGACTGCATCAGCCACGTTTTTCTCCTTAGAGGTAGTTTGTTTAATAGTCTTACTATACACCATAGGTCTGACAATTTTATTAGATACCCCATGATTTCAGTGTTATTTAGATCACATCATAAAAGCTTGACAAATCTATAAAAATGGGGCGGGGCATAGAAAAACCCTCTGCAGGGAAGACAGAGGGTAAATCTATTTATTTAATTAGCGAACAGCCACATAGGGTAGTTCACGTTCATTGTTTTTCATCTGACGCTTAGACACGTTATCAACAAAGTGTCCGTTAGCATCTCGCACAACTACACGCTGGCTCTTACCAAAACGTGTGTTCCACTTTTCTTCTGCGATAAATAGCTTCTTTGCCATTTTATTTCTCTTTTCTATTAGGTGGTGGACAGTTTAGTGTGGTGTCCAGCACTTCCTACCTACTAGGAAACCTAGTATTTTTCGTCTATTGAATCAATGTCTGCATCAAACTCTTGAATCTCATACTTAGATTCATTTGAAGAAATCTCAATGTCAAAATCATAGACACTTAAGTCAGACACATCTTCATTAACTGGAATAGAAACTGTTGCCTTGATTGTTACATTGAACTCAACTTCAACTTCCTTTGACAAGTCAATGCTAAAGATGTTTGCAATTTCAGTTGCGTGTTCTTCACCAATCTCATCAAAGTTTTCAACAAGGTAATCTTTTAACTTGTCTTGTGCTCGTGAGTTACGGTTGTTAGTTTCTTGTAGTGCATCTAACCTCCAGTAAGTTCTGGAAATGTCGTCTGCATTTTCTACTTCAAACTTTGAATCTGAAGGTGTGCCATAGTAGTAGCCCTTGCGTACTAAGATAGTTGCCTTTGGGTCATACGCTGGTGTTACTGCCACTTGGTCTGTCATTGGTGTTATAGTTGCTGGTATTCCGAATGTTGGCTCACTTGTTGTGAATTCCACGTTTATTCTCCTTGTAGGTTGTTTGTTGAAACTAGTGTATCAGAGAGGTCTGACAATTCTACCCATTCCTCTAGTTCTGAATCCCACTTGAATTTAGTGGTATCCACAGGGCAATCTTCATACCCGTTTTCAGGGTCTCCGTACTCACAGATACATTCTTTATCTCTATCCTTGTAGTCAGCGTGAGACATTGGAATGTCATACTCATCAGAGCGAGTCTCTTCTCCACCCAAGAATGTGCAACTACCACCCCATCCTTGCTCTTCCTCATACTCATAGTCAAACTCAAGAGTTGGGTACTGTTCTGATAGTTTTAGTAGAGCCTCACCAACAGGAGACCAAGCGGTTTCAAACTGGTACAAGATAGAACCATCATCATTAACTGTTTTAATAGTGTTAGGATACTCATTGTCATTAGACACTGCTACGTCCCACTTAGTTCCCCAGTTACGGCAGTTCCAGTGATACCAGTCTTGGTCTTCTCTCATAGAGCGAACAAACTCTGCCATAAATTCTTCACCATCAAGTTGCTTCTTAGTAAAGACTTCTTTTTCATAGTATGATTTAAGGTCTGTTGGTTTTACAATGTTCCAAAAAGCAAAGACAGGATTATTGTATTCTTCAAAGTCAGCAACCTGTGTGTATTTGCCATCAACAAATTTATGAACAGGATGGTGCATAGTGAACGGTTGATTTAATTGCTCAACCATCTTATCTAATTCTGATTGCTCACCTGATACAACAAGTGAATTGAATACCCAGTTTGGCATTTTAACTTCTTTCTAGTAGGTTATGATGAAATCATACCACAGAGGTGTGACATTTTTCAGTGATTCCCGTGACCTTGTAGTAATGTCTTAAAGCTTGACAAATCTTGAAAATTGGGCGGGCACCTTTTTGCGATCTGTATGGGACTTGAACCCACAACCTCTACCGTGACAGGGTAGTGCTCTAACCAATTGAGCTAACAGACCAGGTAAGCAGTTTATAGTCTGAGTATGGTGCTTAGGACTGTCCCCTTTATTTTACCTGCGTGGCTGTGGCAGGTTTTGGTTTCGGATGTAACCTACTACCAAGAGGCTTGATACTCAAAATAGTCGAATTTACTTTCAAGGCATCTAGTGATAATGCCTAAAGTATCATTCAAATCTCCAAAGTAATATTCATCATAGTCAGTAGAGCCAAAGAAGAATCCACTACCTGTTGGTAATAATTCTTCTGCTGATTCTGGATTAGCAATTACTTCAATGCAGGTTTCTTTCAACTGCTCTAAATCTTCTCTACGAACAATGATTGGCTGACATTCATCAACACCATCTGCTAAGTTATTTACAAACCAATGATGAATCATATTTGACTTACGCCAGTAGCCCATTGGTACATCAACAGTAATTCCAGCAAAGCCAGAACTGTCAATTACATCTTCTAATTCAAGATTCTTAACAATCTCATTAAAGATTGGGTTAATCGTGTCTTCATCAGTTTGACGATTAAAGTTGTGACGGTAAACGTATTCGCTTGCACGAAGGTACATATCTAGTCCCATAGTTTTCTTCTTTCTTTTGTAGGTAAGTTTATCTTAGCAGAGAGGTCTGACAGTTTTAAGGTGGGGTGCAAGGGTAAGGAACACCCCACCTAAACTTATTTAACTACTTAACAGTAGTCCAACGGTCTTGACCGTTTACATCAAGTTTGATACGCAAAGTACCATTCTGATTCTTGATGATTTCCTGAACTGTGCCAGTTACGCCTGACTTAGCAGTTGTGAACTGTGAGCCAACAGTTGGTGTTTGGATTTTATCCATTTGCTTCTCTTTTCTTTGTTGTTGTTATGGTAACATCTTAGCATACGGGTCTGACAATTTATTAGGTTTCCGTGATAATTTCAGTGTGATCCTAATCACATTCGTAAGACTTGACAAAGCTTTAAAATTGGGGCGGGCACTTCCTCAGTCAAACTGAAGAAGTGATACACAATCATCATCGGATAGAGAATAGCACAACTCATCATCTTCAAATAAATCTAAGAAGAATAAATCATATCCATCTTGCGTTGGCTCTGTGCGAGTAATGGTAACAATATCATTGTTGGGAAGCTTTACCATATCGCCAGGCTCAATTGTCATTCCAACCAGTCTATCTATTTCTTTATAGTCTGTAATCATCAAAATTTTCTCCCTTGTCTTCGTGAGTATGTTTTGGGTCTCCCTCACCAATACCATTGGCAGATAAGACTCCAAATAAGAATAACACAATTACAATAAATAAAAAGATTTCCAACTATACACTTTCTCTTAGGCGCAGGTATTCAATGTATGTTTTATTTGATGCCATTTCTGACATCAACTTGTCTAGTATAGCGTATGGGTCTGACATTTCTTGCTTACGATTAAATAGTTTCATCTCTTGTACCAATCATCTTGTTTTAGTATGGTTAGGTTTAGAACAATTCCTACGATTATGATACCTGCAAATATTCCTGCGGTAAATGCTAGTGCTAGAGCCATTCTGCTAAATCTCCGTCTGCAATTTCTGCATAGTCCATACCTTGTGATTCTGCAATTGCTTCCCACAATTGTTCTTCTGTGTAGTTTCCATCTGGATACCACTCTGTTAAAATACCGTATAAATCTTTCATTTGACTCATTATGCAAATACCTTTCCATACAATTCAACTGTACTATCATTATCTAAATCTGTCAATGTGTTATTTACTAAATCTAATACAACTGTCTTATCAAAATTGTTACCAATTTCTGAACGGCTAATTGCATAGATACCAAAACCAGTTTCATCTAATACATAGTCTTTAATTAAGTGTGAGATAACCATACGGGTAAAGTATGAATAGTCACCCTTGCGTTTCTGTGCGTGTACTAATGCACCTATTAAATCATTTTCCCAATCAGACTCACCCCAATGGGAATAAAGATTAACTAGACTATCTGTACCATCATCAAATACAAAATTAATTCTTGCACCCATTTTAGTAACCTGCTTCCGTTAGCATTTTGTTAATTGCTTCTAATTCTTCGGTAGACAATTTCTCAATCGCCTTTTCATCTATTACACCCTCAAATAGGTTTATTAGTAGTTCACTCATTCGTTCTCCTTAGTAGGTTAGATTTATCTTAGCACAAGGGTCTGACATTTTATTCCTCATCCCAATCAATTGGCTCACACCAAGGTCCCAAGCGATGTTGCTCAACAATAGCGTGTGCAGGTGCATAGTCACTGCCACGATAAGATACTCCTTGTGGCATTTCAATTTGGCGATCAAAGTCTTCTTCTAGATAAGCATCAATTGCTTCAACGCAAGGCTGTACCATTGAGGATGGTACAGGTGGATAGAAATTGTATTGTAAGTGTGTGTTGATCTGTGCTTCAATTGGCATAGTATCCATAGTGGATAACTCTGTTGCAAAGTTAAGTCCCATTTTATTCTCCCTGTAGGTTTTTGTGTTTTGTCTTTCGTGTGTATTTCTTTTTGTTACGATGCTTTACTGCTGCATTACTCCTACGCAACTCAAGCCTTGCTCGAAGTTGTTCTGGGGTTGTAGTAAATTTCATCATAGGTATAACCTACCACAAGGGTCTGACAATTTCAGTGTTTTCAGTGACTTTCTCTTAATTTTCTTAACTTGACAAACACAGGAAAAAGTGCCCGACCACCTTTCGGTGGCTTTGTCAAGCTTTATGACTTACTTGCACTGAATACAATGTTATTCCTGGCAAATACGCATTGCCCACACGATACACAAGCACTGCCGTTAGTAGAAATTAGCGGTATCTTTTTATTATTCTCAGGGCATGGCACACCAGACTTACCAATAATTTCTTTTAGTTCTGCTTTACCAATTGCAAATGTCTGAGATAGGTACGCTAACTTTATGCCTTCATCTTTTGCTAACGTCTTACCAGTTTCTACATTCTCTGAATCGGTTGAGAAGTATAGAGATAGGTTTTCAATGTCTTTTAGAATTAATGCAGACTCTGACACACGAGTATAAGCCCAGAATTTAATTTCGGGGTAGTCAGCAATTACACGTTTCCATGCTAGTGTGTAATCTTCATTAAAGAAGTCACCGTCCCAATGGATACGGAACAACTTTTCTGCATCACGTCTTTCGCAATCAGCATTGAATTCTGCAATCATTTCTGAAACTAATAGATACATCTCATCTTGCGATGCATCCTTAAGCAAATTCCAATTGTGCAATAAGTTCTCACGAGTACCCTTGAATACTTTTTCAAGTTTACCTGCATAGCATATCTTCTCGCATACCGATGTAGCACCAGGGCAAGAGAATGCTTTACCTGCAGGTAATCCAAACGTGTTAGCAATAGAGGCTTGTTTGCCATTAGGCGTAACAAGGTTAGCAACCTTACGATCTTTTGAACGCTTTAACTTAGTCATTACACATCATCTCCAAACATTGAATCCCAACAAACACCACAGATACCTGTAATGAAACGCTCACGAACATCTGCATCATAGTCAGACAATACTGTTTGGGCTAATCCACCTTGGCGGTATGCAAATAATTGGTCAGAAGAAATAGATACTGTTTTTTCTTCACTGCAAGTAGGGCAGGGGTGTGATGTAACGACATAGCGTTCGTTCATAACTTTCATTGGGTTATGCAAAGTGAACATGAATGTTCCTTTCGTAGTAGGTATGCCTTCAGCATAGCATAGGGGTCTGACAATTTTAGTGAATTTTTTGGTGTTGTTTTTAATAGTGTCGTAACTTGACAAAGCTAGGAAAAAGGGGCGGCGTGTCGTCCACAGGCTTGGGATAACCTGTGGATAACCGCTTAGAATGGTGGGAATGACCAACAAGGCACAAATTCCTCGTAGGTCTTGTTTATCCTTTTGATAACAATTTCACCAAATACATCTTCAACGCTTGACGATGCACTCTTGACGGGTTGCCCAATGTATTCTAAATACATTCTGACATCTTTTGACGGAATGTTTAATTCTTTAGCAATTTCATAGACTCTCATTATGCAACCACCTCAACAGTTGAATACCAGTAGTAAGGGAATCCGTCTTGACGGACATAGATTAGATAAGCGTTATCGCTCATCATGTCTTCACGCTTTTCAGCCATGACTATTTCACCGCAGAATCCACGGCTTGAACGGTACTTCTGACCAATCAGAAGACTTGCTACTTCTAGTGAATACATTTTGTATTCCTTTCGTTAGTGTTAAGTCTTATTTGCTAGGCTCACCGTAGGTAGGATTATTTGCTAGGCTCATACTTAACTATTTATTTATAGTTTCACTTTAGCATAGGGGTCTGACATTTTTGGTATCTAGAGGCGTGTCTAAGATGAACAATAGGTAAACAATAATCCACAGATTTCAGTGACTTATACACAAGTTCTTAACAGCTGTGGATAACCTGTGGAAAACGGGGCGGGCAAAAATTTCTGGGAATGTCAAACGACACGCCCAGAAGCTTTTGTTTTTTTTAGTCTGTAAATTTATCTACAAGCAAATAAACTAAACCTGCAAGGGATAAAATTAAAACCCAAGAATAAAAACTATTCATTTAGTATTCACCTCTCAACACAAATGCAAACGAATGAGAACCAAGATCAAAAATTAACGAGGTATTTTTTCTACCTAGTTTTTTACTGTAGTAATTTGAGAAACTAATTCCAATTACGAAAGTTCCGTCAATTTTATTGTGTACGAATTTCATTATTTGATTACCGCATCTCTGAATCGTGTTAGGTCGAAGTTTGAATTATCTCTTTTGAAAAATGTTTGAAAGTCTGAAAGCAAATCCTCAAACGTTTGTGTTTCAATGTCTAGGTGGTAAGCGTTTAGAATTTCTGCAACGGCTACATAGTCTTTTCTTGTCATCATTATTTCATCAAACTTTCTAGTACGGCTTGTTCGCCTTTGGTCATTTCATCTAGCATTTCTTGAATTTGGTTGATACCCATTTTCTTGTTGATGCAGATTTCTAAAATCGTTGCTAGTGATAGATACGCTAGGCGATTGTCATAGGAGTTTGGGTATTGAATCCAACCCAATGCATCGTGGGCTTTGATGTAATCTTTAGTGTTTAGTGTTGTCATTGTGGCAACCTTTCGTTTGTTTGTTAGTTTCACTTTATCATAGGGGTCTGACAATTTTATTTGTAGACACGCCTAGTCAAGATTTGGATTTGGGTATTGTAGTAGTTAATCATTCTCTGATTTTCTGGGTCGTGCTTTAGCATCAACTCTAAGCCATTGACGGCATCTAGTAAGAGTCGTGCATTCTTTATTTTAGTGTAAGCCATTTAAGCCACTCTCCAACCTGTTAGGGGATTGCGATACAGTTCTACCTGTTCGCCTGTTTCGTTATTGACAACCTCGCAGGTAATTCCTGCACCGTCATAGCAACTTGCAACCATTTGCAAGGCGGAATGAATAGAGATGTATTCATTGGAGATGTTATCTCTCTTATTTGTTACAGTGTAAGTCATTTGGTGACTACCTTTCTTTTGTTTGTTAAGTTGATACTATCAGAGAGGTCTGACAGTTTTTATCCGTAGAATTCGTTAAACTCTTGAACGGTCATTTTACCTTTATAGGTATCACAGCAGAACACCTGCTCTGAATCCATTTCGCTTTCACAAAAGCAACAGATGAATTCTGTTTCATTTAGTAAGTTCATTTTGAACCCCTTTCTTTATCTATGCTTACAGCCTAGCATAGGGGTCTGACAATTTTGGTCATTTTTGGTGAGCATTTTCTGTGACCTTAATCACACGATCTTAACTTGACAAACCCAAAAATTTGGGGCGGGAGGTTATCCACAGGATTGTCCACAGGTGTGGATAAAAAGTTTACCAAATGTTTACCTAAATTAGGTGTTTCTGGCTTGAAATTGTCAGTGGTGTGTGATTGAATCATAGTATTAGATAACAACAAGAAAGGCTAAATCAAATGAATGAATTAGCATTAGAGCAAATCACCAAGGCATCTTGCCTAGTGTGCGGTGACAAGTTAGCACCGTTTGAAATTGAATCCGCTATCTGCATTATGTGTGAGGACTAAGACTATGTTTCTATTTCACTTGCGTGATGTATTGCTAGGCATTGCGGTATTTTCATTACCTGCACTACTACTTGAACTACAACTACTAGTCATTGGTTTAAATGGTATGACTGGCAATGTTATGATTGCCACTGCCTTTATTGGTGCAGTGTGTGCTACTGGTGCAGTAGTTATCGAAATGATTGAGGGGTAAATGGAAATAGTTTTATTCATCATCATTGGATTATTTCTTGCAGGTGTCCTATCCTCTTTAGGGTAGGGCATCTCTTTCTTTTTTATTTCTAGAACCGCATTATGCTTGTTTCAAATAACCGCATTATGCTATGGGCTCACTACATAAAATCAAAAGCTTTCTGTAATTTATGCATCATACATATTAAAATCACATTCACATTTTTGTGAAATTAGACCTGCAAAAGCTTTGCAATAAGGATTTTGATCAAATTTAAAATTATATTCACATTTATGGGTATATATATAACAATTTGGTAACATTTAGATAACAGTATAATAACAGTTGAATATTCAACTATTCATTTGGTATAATATCTATACACATTGCCTTATGGGATGTGAATTTAACTCGCTTAAAAGGAGCAAAACATGAAATATACAACAACGTGGGCTACTGACCCATATATGATCGGATGGGAAAGCTTTTTTCCAAAGCTAGAAACTCTAGCAAAAACAAATGCAACTAGCTTTCCTCCATACAACGTTAGAAAAATCGGTGATGATAAATTTGTCATTGAATTGGCAGTAGCTGGATATAACAAGTCAAATCTAACTCTTACTGAAGAGGATTGCTGTTTGACAGTAACTGGAGAACTTCCAGAGACAAATGATGAATACATCCACAAAGGAATTGCAGGGCGTAAGTTCACAAGAACATTCTCCCTAGCTGAGCACATGGAAGTAGAATGTGCTGATATTACAGATGGTATTCTATATGTTTGTGTCGTGAAAAACATTCCCGAACACAAAAAGCCTAAAACAATTGAAATTACAAATTTCGAAGAAGGTAGAAAACGAAAGTAATGTCACAAAGAAAGAGCCCTAGAGAAATCTAGGGCTTCTTTTTTTATTCTTCTTCAGAATTTTCAGTATCTGGTAAAGCGAGGGTGGGAATTGGAGACATTAAATGTCCTTGACGATGAAGTTCCATAAGCTTCATCATATCTTCACCTTTGCCTTGAGCATCAGCAATTAATGTCAATTGATCGTAAATACGACCTAACATGATATATAGGATAGTTCCTAAGTTATCATTCATTGACTTAATTTCTTGATCCTCTAATGCATCTTCAATTTCACTCATATTGTTCCTTTGTCCGAATATAAAAGTATATCATACGGGGATATGCTTTGTCTACTTTTATACTATGCTTGCATGTTATATTAGTATATTTTAGCATTATGGGTATGGGGTTGTTCTCGTCCGCCGAATTTTCAATTTTTAAATTTTGATTTTTCGAACCGAAATAGTGTATAATATAAATTACCGTTTATCACACGATAACGCCGAAAATAATTGGAGAAAAAATGAAACTAACGCCAGCTAACATTGCAATTTTGCAATCATATGCTCGTTCTTTCCTCGGAGCTGCTGTAGCCCTGTATCTTGCAGGTGTAACAGATCCGTATCTATATCTAAATGCACTTATTGCAGCAGTAGCACCAGTTGCTATTCGCTACTTTAATAAGAATGATATTGCATTTGGTAAAATCAGTGGCAAATCTTCCCCTGATCAGGTTGCAGCAGAAGTTGTTGCAGCAGTGAAGAAGGCTACCAAAAAGGTACCTGCCAAGAAATCCACAGCAAAGAAGACTACTTCAAAGTAGTTCTTGTGGGAGTGTATAACTAAATATGAGTGCCAATGAATTCCTAATGATGTTAGCTGCTACAGTTACAGCAATTGGAGTTATTGGTGTTGGGGTTTACAAAGCCTCAAAGCTAACAAAAAGATTTATACACTTCCTAGACGATTACTTTGGCGAAGAAGAAAGACCAGGATTTGAAGGTCGTCCTGGACTACAAGAAAGATTAAGGTTTATGGAAGAAGAAATTGCTTGCATATCCTTTGAAATGAGACCAAACCACGGAACATCTATTAAAGATGCAGTTGCCCGTATTGAACAGCGTTTAGACAAACTAGAACAAAAGTAGAAAAATGAGAATTAGCTTTAGCAATGGCTGTGGTGCTCCACAGACTGGGCATGGTTACGTTACTATGCGTTTATTAAAGACCATAAATGAAACAAAGCACAAGATCTATATCGATAGAGGTGCTGACTTAGAGTTTAATTTTACCCATCCAAATTTTTACAAATTTTCAGAAGATACCAACTCCGTAAAAGTTGGATACGTTGCATGGGAATCTACAGAATTGCAAGAAGGATGGAAAGACATAATCAACTCAAAATGTGATGAGTTATGGGTTCCAAACAAATTTACAAAAGATGTTTTTGAAAACTACTTTGACAGAGAAATATTTGTATTTCCACATGGAGTAGACGAAAGGTTTGTTCCTAAGAAAAGGTCACTAGAGGGTCCTGTAAAGTTTCTGCACATTGGCTACCCTGCACTACGAAAAAACCTGCCAGATGTCACTAAGGCGTTCCTAGAGCTTTACAAGGGCAATATGGATTATCACCTAACAGTTAAAACATATGAGGGTGCAGATTTTGATCCAGGAGAGCCCAACATAACTGTAATAGCCAGAGACATGACGTATTCTAATCTAATCACATTAATGCATGAGCATCACATTCTTCTTTACCCATCTTGGGGAGAAGGATTTGGACTAATTCCACTTCAAGCAATGGCTACTGGTATGCCAGTAATAAGTACAGAGGAATGGTGTGATTATAAAGAATTTAATCTTGGTCTTGGCATTGGATCGGACTTAGTTAAAAGCCCATGGCAAAAATGGCATCCTGGAAAAATGTATAAGCCACTGTATTGGGACTTTGTAGGAATGATTGAATATGTTGTATCTAATTATGAAAGCCTGGCAACCAAACAGTTTGAACTAGCTCCAAAAGTACATGAAAAATATGATTGGAATCGTGTAGTTACTGAACATTTTGATAATGTTGAGTCACGATTAATGCTATAATCAAAGTATGGCTATTCCAGATACTATTACAATTACAGAAGTTGAAATACTTGATACCATAACAGTTTCTCCAGTAGAAGAAATTAATTCTGTATCCGTTAATACTGTCCAAGATGTAGATGTGGTAACTATTGATACCACCGATTCTATTACTTCAGTTACCCTTACAGATAATGCACCAGACTTAGCCGTACAAGTTTCAAACGTTGAAACTACTGCTATGGTTCAGTCAGTAAATGGTAAAACTGGACATGTAACCATAGATTATCCAGATATTAACGCTAATCCAGTAAATCATGTTAGATATGTTCATACTCAAACTGAGGTATCAAATGACTGGACTATTAATCACAACCTTGGGTTTTTCCCAAATGTGACAATATTAGATAATGACACTCCACCCAGAATTATTGAGGCAGATATTCGATATTTGAACACAAGTTCTGTTAGAATTATTATGAATACATCTATGAGCGGTACTGCATACCTAACCTAGTTGTAAATTTAAAATAGGGAATTGAACAACATGGCATCTAGACTATTTACAGTCGATTTAGACCTTGGACTTAACAAGGCAAGAAGATTTATCTTTGAAGATTTTTCAACTAATCCAACAGGAACAACAGGTAGAGTAATCTACTGGACAGCTGGTGATTCCTCAGCTAACCACCTAAAGGTATACAACGGTACTGCTTGGAAGACACTTGCTTATACAGATGATGCCCCAACCGTTTCTATTTCCCTTGATGCCCCAGACTTATTTACAGTATCAGGTTCTCCTGCGAGTGCAACTGGAACTCTAGCCTTTGAATGGAATACGGCAGCAGTTAACACTGTTCTTGCTGGTCCAGGAACTGGTTCAACAGCAGCTATTCCAACATTTAGATCACTTGTAGCAACAGACATTCCAGATATTACATCTGGAAAAATTTCAGATTTTAGCGAAGCGGTAGCAGACACTATTGGTGCAATGGTAACATCAAACACTGAAAATGGAATTTCTGTAACTTACCAAGATGACGATAATACACTTGACTTTGACGTAGCAGATTTTTCAATTACCCTTTCTGGTGATGTTTCAGGTACTAATACCGTAACAAATCTTGGTAACGTAGAAATTACAACGGCAGTAGCAGATGATTCACATAATCACACAACTTCAACGCTAACTGGAATTCAAGAGTATGTGGAAGACACCGCTTCTACAATGATTACTGCAGCTACTCACGATGGAATTTCTGTAGCATATACAGATAACTCAACTGGGGCTGGAACTCTAGCCTTTACAAACACGGATAAAGGTTCTTCACAAAATATATTTAAGACAATTGCAGTTTCTGGTCAAACAAGCATAGCTGCAGATACCAATGCTGATACTTTAACAGTTGTTGGTAGTGGAATAGCCGTAACAACAGATGCAACTACAGACACAATCACTTTTACCAACTCTGGCGTAACAAGCATTACTGGAACAGCCAACGAAATTGAATTAAACGCTACTGGAGTAGGTCCATACTCTGGATCCGTAACGATTGGTCTTCCAAATGATGTAACAATTGGCGGAACCCTTACAATAACTGGAGACCTTGACGTTACTGGTTCAATTAATTCAGTTTCAACTTCAACAATTAATGTTGAAGATAACTTGTTCTTACTTAATTCAACTGTAACTGGAACTCCTTCTTTGAATGCAGGTCTTGAAGTTGAGCGTGGATCGTACACAAATGCTTCAATTTTGTGGAATGAAACATCAAATCTTTGGACTGTATCAAGTCCTAAAGATACTGCAGATGCAGCAGTAGAGCATTCAATTGCCAGAAAGTATGCTACTGCTATAAGTGGATCAGCTACTTCATACACAATTACACACAACTTAAATACAAGAGATGTCACCGTTCAAGTTTATGAAACTGCTTCACCTTATGCTCAGGTTGAAACTGCTGTTGAGTATGCCACAGTAGATACAGTAACCGTATACTTCAATACTGCACCAACATCAGGGGATTATCGAGTAGTGGTGACAGGTTAATGTTACCAGGATTTAAATCGTTCAAAGTATATCGTGGAGATACATTTGCTTTTAGAATGACTCTAGCAGACGGATTAGTCAGATACAATGTTACTAGTCATAACTTTGCTGGAGAAATTAAAGAGCGTGGAAAATCTGATGTAGTTGCATCGTTTACTTTTACTATAGAAAATGCTTCCCAAGGAGTAGTATTAGTTACTCTTCCTGCTACACAGTCTGTTAATTTAGTTGCAGGTAAAAAGTATGTTTATGATATTGAAATGACTAACTCTAATGTTATATCTACTATTCTGCAGGGACCTATATTAGTTACTGGAGATGTTACCGCTTAACCTATATTTTTTATATTTAGGATATTTGCTAACCTCTCCCCCCTACCCCCCAGTAAGAATTATATCAAAACTTTTTCTCTATGCAAAATCAAAACACCGTATTTATTGAAAAACACAATTATAACGATTGTGTAAAGTTTTGAATTACAAGTTTTATTTTCTTTTCTAAAAAGTCTCCAGGAGTAAGTTTAGTGTTACAAGCTATACATAAAAAGTAAACTTCATCTTCTTCATTCATCCAAGACACCATTGGTAAGTGTTCGTTATCTAATGGGCAAAGTATTTGCTTAGCCATTCCTAAATTTGCTAGTTGTAAATATTTATGAGCTTCTTGTATTGTTATCATCTAACAATTCTACCCTGAGTTGACCATTAACGATACGTCAGGTACAATAGTATCTACCTCCCATTCAGGAGGATAATCTTATAAAATTTTGGAGTAAAAATGTCAGTTTCATTGCCTACCGCATATCAGCAAGTAATTCATAAAACACGTTATGCGAGGTGGATGGAACAAGAAAATAGAAGAGAAAACTGGGACGAAACAGTTGCTCGCTATTCAGACTATATCTTTGATGCTCTAGATAGACACAGTAATTATAAGATGTCTGATAAGATAAAGAATCAAATCTCAGAGGCTATTTTAAAAACTGATGTTATGCCATCAATGAGAGCCTTTATGACGGCAGGACCTGCCTTAGAACGTGATAATACCTGCATCTACAATTGTGCTTACATGCCAGTAGATAGTCTACGATCTTTTGATGAAGCAATGTATATCCTTATGTGTGGAACTGGTGTTGGTTATTCTGTTGAGTCAAGATATGTAAATCAGCTTCCAGAAGTTTCAGAACACTTTGAGACCACCAGTTCTGTAATCGTTGTAGAAGACTCTAAGGCTGGTTGGGCTAGATCCTTAAAAGAACTTCTTGCATTACTTTGGCAAGGTCAAGTTCCAACATGGGATATGTCACAGGTTCGTCCTGCAGGTGCTCGTCTAAAAACATTTGGTGGTCGTGCTTCTGGTCCAGATCCACTAGATAGATTATTTAAGTTTTCTGTTGCTCTTATTAAGAGTGCAGCAGGTAGAAAGTTAACTCCACTAGAAGCACACGACATCATGTGTAAGATTGCAGAAGTTGTAGTTGTTGGTGGTGTCCGCCGTTCAGCAATGATCTCACTATCAGATCTTGAAGATAGAAATATGGCAGCAGCAAAGTCTGGCTCTTGGTGGGAGTACTCAGGTCAAAGAGCTCTTGCAAACAACTCAGCGGTATATAGCACTCGTCCAACAATGGAAGTGTTTATGGATGAATGGAAAGCCCTATATGACTCAAAGTCTGGAGAGCGTGGAATCTTTAGTCGTGAAGCAGCACAAAGAGTTGCAGCAAAAAATGGTCGTAGAGACTCTACAGTAGATTTTGGAACCAATCCATGTTCAGAAATTATTTTGCGTCCATATCAATTTTGTAACCTAACAGAAGTAGTCGTTCGTGATACAGATACCTTGGAAGATCTAAAAGCAAAAGTTGAAATTGCAACTATTCTTGGAACAGTACAATCAACATTTACTAGATTTAAGTACCTTCGTAAAATTTGGCAAAAGAATTCTGAAGAAGAAAGATTACTTGGTGTTTCTTTAACTGGTCAGCTTTCTCATAGAGTTCTTAACGGTTCTGAAGGTATGGACAAATTAGCAGAGTGGCTAGATGCTTTGCGTGAGCATTCGGTAAAGGTAAATGAAAAATGGGCAAAGGAAATTGGAATTAATCAAGCAGCAGCAATTACTTGTGTCAAGCCTTCAGGAACCGTTTCTCAGTTAGTTAATTCTTCGTCTGGTATGCATCCTTGGCACTCACAGCAATATGCTCGTACTATTCGTGGAGACATGAAAGATCCAATTACAGCATTTCTTGTTGACATGGGTATTAAGCATGAACCAGATGTAATGAAGCCAAACGATACAATGGTTTTCACTTTTCCAATTGCTGCACCAGAAGGTGCAACGCTTCGTGAGAATCTAACCGCAATTGAACATTTAGATATTTGGTTAGCTTATCAGCGTCACTGGGCAGAGCATAAGCCTTCTATTACTATTTCTGTAAAGGAAAATGAATGGATGGCAGTTGGTGCTTGGGTCTACGATCATATTGATGAGATGTCAGGAGTTTCATTCTTGCCTTATTCAGAGCATACCTATCAACAAGCTCCATATCAAGAAATATCAAAAGAAGAATATAATGTTCTTGTTTCAGAAACCCCATCAGATCTTGATTGGAAATGGCTAGAGATTTATGAAACATTTGATGGAACTACAAGTGTTCAGGATCTTGCTTGTGTTGCAGGTGCTTGTGATATAAGTGATTTTGGTACCGCTAAACCTGTATAATGTATAAGAGGTTCTTATGTCATATTCTGCTCTTATATTAAAAGATTCCCCAGAGGTGTTCTGGGATCTAAACATGAACACAGGAACTACTGTAAAGTCAGATCCATTTGTAAGTGATTCTGCGTACAATGGAACAGCTTTTACTTTTTCAAGATCAGCCGTACCAATTACATATGGTGGAATAGCTTGTATTCAAAATAATGGATCTTATACTGAAAATTATTCATCAAATAATAAAATTTTTAGTATACCATCTTTGGGAAAATTTTCTTCATCAACTAGAGGAAACTTTTATTCTTTAGAGTTTTGGATGAATCTTTCAATTCCTACAAAATCTCTTTCTTCTGGACCAACATCAAGATTAGGTGAGTCTAAAATTGTTGGGGTTTCTGGAAACTCCTTGTCTGGTCTTTATGTTAGAGATTTAGACTATTTAGTTTTCAAGATAGGGGATTCTGGATTTAAAGTTTTTGAGTCTTCTGTCCACGTCAGAGAATGGAATACTCCCCTTCATGTTTTAGTTGTTTATGATGCTGGTTCAATTCAATTGTTTGTTAATGGTGTTGCTGGATCAAAAACAACAATAACTGAAGAAATATTTGGAGCAGCACAAACAAGAACAATAGATTTCCTTTTTCCAGATAGAATGAATAGCTCCTCACCGTATTTTGATAATATATCTTACGACACTGTTGCTATTTATGCACAGGCATTAGGCTCCTCAGTAGCAAAAAGACACTACGTCTATGGTTTGGGATATGATGTACCAAAATATTTAATAAAGAGTGCTGGTGGTGTAAGCTATGAAACAAATCTTCAACTTACAGCACCAATAAAACAAATAAACTATTTAGACTATAATACGTTGTCAAACAATGATGGGCTATCTACACTTAATTTTAATAATCAATCTTTAGTTCTTTCGTCAGATGATTCACAACTACAAGAAGAAAATATGATATCTTCTTCTGGATATGTGGTTTTTCCTAGTAATGGATACACTTATTTAGAAGTAGCAGACCATGAATCAATAACTTTAGGTGAAACAAAAAAAATTGAAGCTAAGTTTAAATTGCTTTCTGGTCACTCTACAACAGAAGAACAGCAACTTATGTATATAGGATCAAAATCTTTAAATACAAAATACATTAGCGTCTTAATTGTAAATAAAACTGTAACCGTAAAATATAAAGAAGAAAATGGATCAGAGACCACTTTGCTTACGCAAGAAATAGGATCTTCTTCCAGTGACTTTTTTGTTTCTCTTGCTAAAAATGGAAAAGATGTTTCCATTAGGGTTAACGATTCTCTTGGAAACGGTTCTACTGGAACAATTACAGATTGTAATATTTTTCCAATTCAAAACTCATACATAAGATTTGGCACATATCCAATATTTTTTGGAAAAACTTCACCAACAAATATAGAAAAAGAGCAAACTGGAAGATTTGATGGCGGTTTAGAACAAGTTGATATATATGACTCAACTTCTGTTACAGCAAACTGGGCTTCATATCCAACTAAAAAAGTACCTAACTTGTATCAACTTTATGTTAACCCAGAAACTAGAAAAATTTCTATTGCTACAAAAGGAACATTTAACCTAACACTAAGCCTACTTGAATTAGTTGGAATGGAGGCGTTTGATAAAACTGTTGGAGACATAAAACTTGCTCCGAAGGTTGATATTGGATCTAACTGTTCAGAAATTACCTATACGTTAAATAAAATAGTAGATAATGTAGTAACAGCCATTGAGACTAACAAGGATATTAATTTATTAAGAATTCCATATGGTATAACGAGTACAGTAAAAGCACAAGAACTTCAGTACTTAGTTTCTGGAACTCTTTATTCAACTGATGCAAATAATACACCTGGTCATATTGATCATTTTAGAATTTATACATATCCAGTTGGAGTAGAGTCTTCAAAAAACTATGTAGAAGTAAATGATAGTTCTCCTGGATCAAATATTAAATATTTTTCTGGATATAGTAATAGCGTGAATCATCCATTTTTACTTCTCCCAGAAGTAGAACAAACAACAGACTTGCATAGGTCTTTTTTTACTGGAGTTCCCGTTGGTGGTGCTTGGAGTAATGCAAGCTTTGTTTTGCCAAACGGATCTACAGTATCTTCTGTAAATCCTTACATAAAAATACCATGTGATGTATTAACCGTAACTGACCTAACTCCTAAAATTTATGAAGTAATGTTTACTGCAAGACATGTTTCTGGAACAGCAAGTCAGGTAGAGCTTTTGAGAACAGCCGAAACCTCACCTTCACACACCATAACATTAGGCACTCCAGAGCCAACTGGCGTTCAGCTATATATAAATGGAGAAAGATATAGTAGCAGTGCAACCTATAACTTTAGCAACTGGAATCATTTCTGTATAAAATTTACAGCTGGAATTGCATATAATAGCAACTTGTTTATGGGGTATGCTGGTGCGTCTTGGGTTGCAGATAACATATCAGTAATTCTCACTGACCTTGCTCCTTCAAGAATAAATTATTTTTATGAGTCCTACTTTGGAACTATTGCAGAAAGAGTTCCAGTTGGTCAAAGTTCATCTTATATGAATTTTGTTTTAAATGACACAGAGACATCTGACGGAACGCACATTTATCAAAAACTTGGAAATCAAACATCTTTCTTATCTAGATCTCTTTGTCCAAGATTGTCTTCAACCACAAATGTCGCAATTACATATGTTTCAGGAAATAACTGGAGACTTAACTATTTTGGCAACAGAGACTTATTGAAATTAGATCAGGTAGAGATGGTTTTAAACGACTATATTCTTTTAAAAAATCAAACTACCCCTAGTCAAAATGGAATATATCAAGTGTCAAGTGTAGTATATTCTGGTGCCCCAAGCCAACTACATTTTGTTCTTACCAAGCAAACTGCACTTTCTGATGGAACCGTAGTTTTTGTAAAAGAAGGTTGGCAAAACAGAAGCACTTATTATTTAAAATCTACCGTTTCTTCAAATCAATCATTTGGTCAGATTATTACACAGAAAAAATATGTTGCATATAACTCAGATACTGCAAACATTGAAGCAAGAGTTAGATACTATTAGATACTTTGCTTAATTATTATAAAAATGGTATCATGGTGGTATGTCAAATACAAAAAATAAAGTAAATGCTGTAGAAAGCAAAGCAGAATATGGAATCTATGTCTGGATATTGCCAAATGGCGAACCATTTATGGATGATAGTGGTAATACACTAAACGTTCCTTCTAGAAAATATGATATTTCAAAAATGAAATCCCTAGCTGACGCAGCTGCTTATTGGGGCAAACCAGAAGGTGAAGCAAAGTTTATGCCTGGAGTTGGAAGAGTATCCGATGATCAGTCAAGAGAAGATCACGAAAGAATGGCTGAAGGTTTGACTCCTTATGGAGATACAGAAAACTGGAGAGAGGTAATTCAAAATGCAAGAAATTAACGGCTCTGATGTCAGTATGCTTTCTGTAAAAAAAGCAGAAAATGACTTTACAACCTCTAAAGATGATTTTAACCAACCTGCTGATGAGGTAATGAAGCTATCTGGATTAAGCCATAATTTTAGAAGAGCTGCCAAAAGAAAGATTGAAAAGGCAGATAACAACAGCCTTACTGGAGATGGATCTTCTTCAAAGCAAATAGTTCCAGATAAGTATGGATACGGAATCTTTGATGTCGTTGAAGCTCCATACAACATGAATTCTCTTTCCAGAATATATGAAGTTTCTGCAGCAAACTTTGCTGCAATTAATGCAAAAGTTTCAAACGTTGTTGGTCTTGGATATTCTCTAGACCCATCACTTAGTGTAATGCAAGCACTTGAAGACATTAATGATCCAGAAAGATTAAGTCGTGCAAGAAAAAAAATTGATAGAGCAAGAGAATCTACAATTGAGTGGCTAGAGTCAAGAAATGACGAAGATACTTTTACTGCAACTTTAATGAAAGCCCTTATTGATAAGGAATCAACTGGTAACGGATATCTTGAAATTGGTAGAACCACAACTGGTGAAATTGGATATATTGGTCACATCCCAGCTTCTACTATTCGTGTTCGCCGTCTTCGTGATGGATTTGTTCAGATAGTAAATGGAAAAGCAGTATTTTTTAGAAATTTTCAAGACGTAAGTCAGTCTAATCCAATTGGTGACGATCCTCGTCCAAATGAAATTATTCACCTTAAAACCTATACTCCAACAAACACTTATTATGGAATTCCTGCAATTGTTGCAGCAAAAAATGCTATGGCTGGTAATGAGTTTGCTTCCAAGTTTAACCTTGAATACTTTGAAAATAAAGCTGTTCCAAGATATGTTTTTTGGATTAAGGGAGCGAAGCTTTCAAGAGACGCTGAGCAGAAGCTATTTGACTTCTTTTCTAATAATCTTCGTGGACAAAACCATAGAACAGTTGTTGTTCCCCTTCCTGCAGATGATGGAAATGGAAATAAAGTCGAAGTTAAAATGGAGGCAATTGAAAATGGAATTCAAGACTCTTCCTTTAATAATTATAGAAAGTCTAATATTCACGAAATTTTAATGGCTCATAGGGTTCCAATTTCAAAGATTGGAAGCATGGAAAACATTTCTCTTGCTAACGCTCGTGAAGCAGATAAAACCTTTAAAGAACAGGTTTGTCGTCCAGAACAAGATGCTCTTGGAAAATCCATTAATAGGCTTGTTGCAGAAAAAACAGATATGTTTAAGCTAAAGTTTAACGAGCTTACCCTTACAGACGAAGACACTCAGTCAAAAATTGATGAAAGATACCTTAGAATGCAGGTTATTATGCCTAACGAAGTAAGAGCTAGACTTGGAATGTCGCAACTTCCTGATGGAGACACACCAGTTGTTCTTAAGCCACAACAAGCAGCAGAACAAAGAACACAGGCTTCTGGAAATAGGTTGAGGGATCAACAAAGAGATGCAAATGCTGCAGATACTGGAACTGGATCAAGAGCTACTCAGGGTGACGGAAGACAACAGCAATAATAACACTATAATAAGAAAAGTGTTATATAATTGAAATGCTATGGTAGATTTACAAAAAGCTTCTCTTACTACCAATGGTCAACAAATCACATTGACCATGCCTATCTCAAAGGTAGACGTAGAAAAGAGAATCGTATCTGGGTTTGCAACACTTGACAATGTTGATCGTCAAGGAGACAGGATTACATCCGAAGCATCTCGTAAAGCATTTGAAAGCTTTAGAGGAAATGTGCGATTAATGCACCAGCCAATTCCAGCAGGAAAAGTTGTAAACTTTAGAACAGAAACCTTTTTTGATATGGAAACAAACAAGCAATATAGTGGTGTGTACGTTGATGCTTATATTTCAAAGGGTGCAGATAATATTTGGGAAATGGTCCTAGATGGTACGCTTACTGGATTTTCAGTTGGCGGAAATGTAAAAGACTCAGAACCAGTACTTGATGCAGAATCACAAAAAACAGTTAGAATAATTAAAGACTATGATCTAGTAGAATTATCACTAGTTGATTCCCCAGCAAATCAACTAGCAAATATTTTTTCTATTCAAAAAACAGATCATGGCAATGTTGCTGATGGAATTTTTAATAAGTCAAATATCCAAAATGTATTTTGGTGTGAGGCAGATAATCTAGCCTATACTGGATCCGAAGAAACTCACAAGTGTGCAAATTGCAATTGCGATTTAAACACCATTGGCTGGGTTGACGAGGTAGATGATTCTTCAACAGCTAAGGCAGTTTTTGCAATGGTAAAAGCAGCAAATGTTGTAACAAATGAAGATACTCCAAACAAGTATCCAGAGCAAAATGAAGAGATGTCAGACATTCAAACTGACGCTGATGAGGATGACCTAAATAAAAGAAAATTTAATGTTGGCGATTTTGTACAATGGGGTTCATCTGGAGGAACAGCTCGTGGTAAAATTACAAGAATAGTAACTAGTGGTAAAGTTGTTGTGCCTAATTCAAGCGTAACAATCACCGCTACTCCTGAAAATCCTGCTGTAGCAATTACAGTTTATCAGGAGTCTAACGGTTCTTGGAAACCAACAGATATTAGAGTGGGACATAGAATGAATACCTTGAGAGCATGGAGCACAAAGGTGAAGAAAGTTTTCGGTATTCCAACAAAAGTTTTACTATCCAATGAGGTAGTAAATAAGGCAATTGAGACTGATACTCAGTCAGTTGCCAACCAAAACAACGAAGGAGGTGTTGAAGTGGCTGAAAACATTGAAACTACTACAGATGTAGTAGAAGAAGTAGTTGTTGATGAAGTTATTGAAGAAGTTGAAGCAGTTGAAGCAGAAGAATCTGTAGAAGCAGTTGAAAAGTCCGATGTAGTAGAAGAAACAACTGAAGAAGAAGCTATCGAAACAGTCGAAGAAGCTGCATCAGAAGATGTAGCAGAGGCAGACGCTTCCACCGAAAATGGTGAGGCATCTGACTTGGAGAAAGCCCTTAACGAAGTTAAGACTTTTGTAGAGGAAATCGTTGCAAAGAGCACAGTAACAAATGTTGAGTCTGTAACAGCAGTAGCTGGAACAGTGGCAGAAGTAACAAAGGCTCTTGGTGACAAGATTGCAGAAGTTGAAAGCGGATACGCAGAGGTTAATAAAGCTCTTGCAGGAATCTCAGAAGTACTCTCAACTCTCTCAGGAAGAGTAGAGTCTGTAGAGGCAGATACTGCAGTAAAGAAGTCTGGTGAACTTGGTGAATCATCAGATAAGACAATCACTAAAACCCAATCAACTTGGGGCGGACGCTTCCTCGGCACCGCAGAAATAATTTAAAAGGAAAAGTGGGTGAAAAAATAATATGAGCGACAATATTTTAGAAAAGGCTGCAGCTAGCGGTACAGTTCTATCTCCATTGGAATCCCCAGGCAATATGACTGCCGAAGGTAACTCAGGTGACGCAGGTGGTGTTCTAAATCCAGAACAATCCCGCCAATTTATCGACTATATTTTTGACGAGATGGTTCTCGCCAATGATGGTCGTAGAGTAGTTATGAGAGCTAACACAATGGAAGTAGACAAGGTTCGTGTAGGTTCACGTTTGGTTGCTAAGGCAACTCAGGCAGAGCAGACAGGATCCAACGCAGCTCCAGCATTTACAAAGATCGAACTTACAACAACTAAGTTCCGTCTAGATTACGAACTTTCGACAGAATCCCTTGAGGACAACATTGAAGGTCAGCAACTTGAAGATCACATTGTAAGATTGATGGCAACTCAGTTCGGTAACGATCTTGAGGACATTGCTATCAATGGTCGTCCAGCAACATCAGGCGATGGTACCTACAATAACACATTGGCAGGTTTCATTCGTCAGACTCTAGACACATCTTACACAGGTGCTCACGAAGCTGCAGCAGCTGCTGCAACTATGACAAGCATCTGGGAGGCAACTCCAGATTCAGGTGATGGATCTGTTGCAACTCTGTCTCTTGAAGCTATCGAAGCAGTGTACAATGCACTACCTCGTAAGTTCAAGGCTCGCCGTCAGGACCTAAAGTTCTACATGAATAGCAAGCATCTTCAGGAATTGATCTCAGCACTTCGCAGTGTTGGTTCAGTACCTGAGCAGGTTGCAACCCGTGTAATTGATGGCGTTCTTCCACAGATCGGTGGTCCAGCAGGAGCACAATACATGATCTTTGGATTGCCAGTACTTGAAGTACCTTTGTACCCAGATAACTTCGTTGACTTGACATTGCCAAGCAACCGTATTTGGGGCTTCCAGCGTGATGTCACGGTTCACCGTGAGTTCAAGCCTAAGAAGGATACCGTAGAGTACACAGTATACGTCCGTATGGGTGTAGCTCTAGAAGAGAAGTCCGCTATTGCATATGCAGTGCGTACAGCTTAATCTATAACCGTTGGAAGGGTCGCAGGAAACTGCGACCCTTTCATCATTTATTGAGGTATAATTAGTCTAGG